TCATCTTTTCCCTTGAAACTCCACAAAGTTATTTCGTCCGTCCAGATAACCGCTCAATCTGTTTCCACCGATATATACATCATCCAGGTATGAAACATCATTCGGTCCGTATGACATACGAATGGAAGTCTGTGCATAATTTTCCCAACTCCAACGGAAATTATATTCATATTGATCGACTGCTCCATTAGGATATTCCACCCGTATATAGTCGATTCCGGTACGGTCTAAAAAGAAGTCCAGTTCCTGACGGCAATAGTTACCGTCCATGTCGCGGTAGAAACTAACCCAGGTACGGCTACATAAATCAGCCGAACGGTTATAGTACCCTGCACCATTATTATCATCATCATAGAAACTATCTATTTCCACTTCGCAAGAGGTAAAACTTACCATCAATATAGCCATCAACGCCAAACCGAAGTATTTAAATGTGCTCGTTTTCATATTCCTTTATTTTTAATGGTTCTCTAATTATTATATATCATTTATCTTTCGATAGAACAAAAGTAGAGAATGAATTTTCCCCATGAAACTGAAAACTCCTACTTATCGGGAGGAAATTGCCTAAATCTAGGAGTAAATCCCTCCGGCGAAGTCTATTTCAAAGAATTCTTGTATCTTTGCCTCTTGCTAACAACACATGAAATTATCCGTCACATGAAGTCTATCAAATCACATATCACCCAATTATTGAAGTCCCTCAATGAGGGAGTATTCGAAAAAGAGCATACCATCGCACTGTCTCTGCTATCCGCCATGGCAGGGGAAAGTATCTTTCTGTTGGGCCCTCCGGGAGTAGCTAAAAGTTTGGTAGCACGCAGGCTCAAACTGGCATTTAAAGACGCAGATGCTTTTGAGTATCTGATGTCCCGCTTCAGTACACCGGACGAAATATTCGGTCCCGTCTCCATCTCAAAATTGAAGGATGAAGATACGTACGAACGCATTACAAAAGGATACCTGCCGACAGCATCAATCGTCTTTCTGGATGAAATATGGAAAGCCGGCCCTGCTATCCAAAATTCCCTTTTGACGGTAATCAATGAAAAGATATACCGCAACGGACAATTTACGGTGCGTGTACCCCTGAAAGCATTGATTGCCGCTTCCAACGAACTGCCGGCAAAAGGTGAAGGACTGGAAGCCTTATACGACCGTTTCCTGATCCGTCAGTTTGTCGGATGTATCGAACAGGAATATGCGTTCGATCAGATGATTTCTTCTACGCGGGAAATAGAACCTGAAATCCCGGAAAAACTCCAGGTGAACGATGAATTATACAACCAGATACAAGCTGAAAGCGAAAAAGTAGGCATTCACTATACCATCTTCGAGCTGATTCACAATATCAAACGAGAAATTGAACAATACAACACAGGACGGGATGAAAACACCCCTCCTATCTATGTATCCGACCGCCGCTGGAAGAAAATAGTAGGTCTGCTCCGCACATCAGCCTATCTGAATGAATCTCCGGGAATTCATTTCTCCGACTGCCTATTGATGAGCGCCTGCCTATGGGATGAAATTTCGCAGCTCCCCATTATCGAAGAGATTGTAGAACAGTCGATAGCACGAGGCATCAACACCTATCTGTTAGGAGAAAAACGGCTGGAACAAAAATTGGACACACTGAAAGAAAACATGAAGTCCGAACACAGCCTGCGTGAACTTAGCGATCCGGGAATTCAGGTCGTAGACACCTTCTATCATCGCATAGAAGGTTATCACATTGCCGGAAATCTACTCATTTTTGCTTCCGATTACCAGTCTTTGAAGAAAGACAGCAACCGGCTGTTTTATATCCAGCAGGATAAATTCCGTCCGGTCAACAAAATCCTGAAAGCCTACGATTTTGTAAAAAACAGAAATATCGCGCAAAAGAATATCTATTCCCTCCGAAAAGGAAGACGGTCTGTTTTCGTCAACAATCAGGAATATCCGTTACTATGTTATGACAATTGCGACCCTTTGCCCGCACAACAGGATGGCAGCACTCCGTTCGAATTTACATTGCAGGAAGTGATCGACTTGCTCCATCAAATGGAGGTGGAATATAAAACAATCTCCGAACGGGAAACAGCATATACAAAAGAGCATCTCTTCTTAAGCTCATCGCAAAAAAGCAAGATCAAACGAATTTTAGGAGAGACTGCACATATCATAGAGAATTACCGGAACGAACTCCGCATCATCGCTCATGCCCATGAACAAGAGAACAGAGAGTATTAGGCTCAAACACCTGCAAGACATTTATTATGAGAAATTGCAGGGAATAGCCTACGATGTGTACGACGAACAACTGCACAACCTGATTATCCGTCCCGAAGAACTGGATGCGGATATTCACCGGTATTTTCGTCACACGCAACCCTCCCTGCAAGATTTCTACTCCCACTACGCGTCGCAATGGGAATACTTTCATGAAATGAATGAAGCATCCGACACCAAGTTTCTCCATTTCCTGAAAAACAGCGCCTACACGTTCTCAATGAAATATCACCTGGTAGACCTCAACGTAAAATACTACCTCCAGCGTTTTGACGCAATCAGCCCACGCTCTAAAGAATGGAAAGCGTTGCGGACTCTCTTCTTCGACAAATGGCACACACTGCTCTCGAACAACGAGTTCAACTATCAGATGGAACATATCGAGCGGCTTTGTGATGATTTCTACCGTCTTCAGCTATCACTTGCCAAAAACCTTCCGGTGCGTGGCGGCTCACGCCTCGTCTGGTTACTCCGCAACCATAAACAGATAGCAGAACAGATTTTAGAATACGAAGAAACGATCAAACGAAATCCCGTTATCCGTGAACTGGTAGAAATCTTGGGCAAGAAACACCAAAGCAGCCGGAAACGTTTCAAAATGACTGCCGGTATTCATCGGGAACAAATTATATCTCATGCCACCCGAAGCGATATTACAGGTATTTGCGAAGGAAACGACTTAAACAGCCTTCTTCCCTTGGAATATTGTTATCTGGCCGAAAAAAGTCTGCAACCCATTTTCTTTGAGCGTTTCATTGAGAAGAGATTGCAAGTCATCGACTATCAATCACACGAAAAGCAAACCATCAACGACAAGAAAACAATAGGGAACGAAGTTTCCGAAGAAGCCGAAGGCCCTTTCATTGTTTGTCTGGACACTTCCGGTTCCATGGCAGGCGAACGGGAAAGAATCGCGAAATCCACCCTACTTGCCATTGCCGAACTGACGGAAGTGCAACATCGAAAATGTTACGTCATCCTGTTTTCCGATGATATCGAGTGCATTGAAATCACAGACTTAGGCAGCAGTTTCGATCGCCTGGTCGATTTCTTATGCCAATCCTTTCATGGCGGAACCGATATGGAACCTGTCATCACGCATGCTTTGCGAAAGATCAGCGAAGAAGGATATATGGAAGCGGACATTATCACCGTATCGGACTTTGAGATGCGTCCTGTCGATCAACTACTATCCCGGACCATCGAACACGCAAAAGCGAAACAGACAAAGATGTACGCTATTTCTTTAGGTGGCAAGAGTGCCGAGACCAGCTATCTGAAATTATGTGATAAATATTGGGAATATAGCATTCAAAACGCCGAAAGTCTTAATAAAAATAGAATCGAGGAATCAAATATTTAATCAATGTTATAAAACATCTCTTTTTTCTTGTTTTATTTGCAAAGTTGACAGAAGTCCGTATATTTGTACTGTGTTTTTCATAGTATTAGATTTAAGGTTAACAAAAAGATTGGCTGTCTGGGATAGATAGCCTTTTTTTATGTCCTTTTCTTACGTCAAATATACCGTCACTATCCCATCCGGATGTTTACCCTATCCCATGAAGATACCGTCACTATAATAAGCGGATAGCGTCAATATGTTTCAAGTTCCCATTCCATCGATAAAAATTAAAAGCTTTCGAAAAAAAATTCTTCCGTTTAACATTTGAAACATAGCAGGTTATCTCATTTCACAAAAAACAGGTAAAAAAAATCTTGCTAAAAGATTTGCGTAGTCCAAAAGTTCCCCCTATATTTGCACCGCATTTGAGAGAGAATGCGGGTTCAAGGAAGTTTGGGTGAGTGGCTGAAACCACCAGTTTGCTAAACTGACGTACTCGTAAGGGTACCGGGGGTTCGAATCCCCCAGCTTCCGCAAAATCTCAAAATAAAAAGAGCTAAGTTTTATAGACTTGGCTCTTTTTAAATCTATCAAAAGCCGGTGGGTTCGTCTAACGGTTAGGACACATGCCTCTCACGCATGTAATACGAGTTCGATTCTCGTACCCACTACCAACAACTCTAAAAATCAATAAGTTACAAAATAAGAGCACTAAAACAGGGACTAAAATACAAAAAAAGCAGCTTATTCGGCTGCCTTCTCTATTTTGTTTTTAAACAATCTCAACTGGTCTACAGTCGGATAAAACGTAGGATTCTCCCAGTTCCTCGAAATCACTGAAATCATCGAATCAAGGTACTTTCCACAATCGAGAATCTTTGCGCATTTATCAAGCTGGAATTCCCCGGCTGGGTATCTCTTATTATTGAGCGTTTCTTTAGCCCAAGTTAGCAACTCGTTTATCGAGTCATAGTCATATTTCTTTTCTTCTGCCATATATTTAGTTTTCGGCAAAGGTATAAAAAAAGCCTTTGGTTAGGCATGTTCATTATCAAGCGAGGAACAAACGTAAGCCAAAGGCATAATCGTACGATAAAAACGCAACCGTTGGAACCTCCCTTGTGAGCTACAAACACGTAGCCTTTCAGTTCGCAAGGGAGTACTTTCTACGCAAAGATATAAAAATCCCGGCATATCTAATACACCGGGAGGATTCCATTTTAAAGAGGCAGTTATAAATGGAAGGAGCTATTCACCAAACATATAATCCTCAAAGTACAAGAGATTCCTTTTATTGAGGATCATGTACGCCATATATTTTGGCGGGGAGAGTAAAAGAAGGGAGTCCTGTGCGGACAATCATATTTTGAATATACTCTCTAAAATAAGGCCAGATAAATACTGATAAACTTATCTCTTTAAAAACATCAAAGAAATCTTTTGTTATTGTGACCTCTTTTAATTTACTATATCTGACTTTAAACTCTCCAGATATAGTAAATAGTTTCTCCGCATTTTCTTGCTCGCCAATTATACCATCAAACTTAAAGGAAGCTATAAAACAAGCATTACTTTCAGATTCAGAAAACGAGTATTTATCTTTAAAATTTAAATTGATAGAACCTCCTTCTGATACACACTCAAACACCTTAACATTCCCATCCGATAGAAATATATTATCTAATTTTATGGAAGTTAATATTGAAGAATATTCTTCTGGGGTAATTTTATTTTTCATATTTATATAACTGATTTAAATTCGGTATGTTCATAAAAACGAGATTGAGTAGCATTACAAAACAAGGTATTTGTTTTGTAATTAATTGAATTAAGGTTCCTTAAAATCATATCATTTTGGGCAGTAATCTTTTCATCAATCTCATCTATTTTTCTTTCACATTTCAATGAAACATCATGTTGTCCAATTCCGTATGCTAATAATTGATTAACATAAGAATTGAGGGAAACACCATTCATTTTAGCTTGTTGTATCAACGAAGAATGAACCCATGAGGATGTTCTAACTGAAAATGTACCACTTGAATTTTGCTCCTCATTTACAACTTCAGGGATAGGCTCTCCTTTTTCATACAACATTTCTATAAAAGCATCTTTTTCTTCAATAAAACTATTTAAAGCAGATACTTTATCTTCTCCTATCCCATGACATGCATTTAAACCAAGCTCATTGCAGTATGCAACATACCACTTTTCGCCATCAAGTTCTTCTTTTTTAATAATAACATTGTACTCCAATGATTTGTAGTACTGTAAATCTTTTCGTGACATAATTGTATTGGGTTAGTGAGTTATTGCTTTTTCTTTATCCTTATTATTTCAATTAACACCGGATAAAGATACTGTTTAAAATTAGTCCTCTTTATTAGGACTTCATTGCCACCTTTATGAACAACGTGTACTCCAAAATATTTGCCAGGTGTTGGAGCTAAAGGGTGATAAAATCTTTCCATAGAACCACGTGGGCTATCTTGTAATTTTGCTCCAAGAAATTCCGCAATCTTAACCACATGATTAAAAGGCAGATCCACCACAGGTGCACTATAAAGATTTTCTAGTTCTTTTTCCGCATCCTCAATAGTGGTATCATCCGTTATTTTAAACTTAAATTTCATATAAAACCGAATTTTGGTTGCAAATATAATACCAATATTCCAATTTATAACAGAAAAAAGATAAAAAAAGTTCTTTTTCTTACTCTATTTATACTTATATTCTTTATAAATATATATAAAAATCCCCAGCTACATAGCCAGGGACAAACACAAAGATATAACCCTTGCAATAATCGCAAGAGGAATCAGCCAGTACAACCACCTTTCTAGGCGTTCCATAGCATCACCAGTAGAAGACGGCAGAAATCCGAGTGATAACGGTCGTCGGCTTGCTCAATCAATATGTCGAGTTTATCGTTTCTCATTTTCGAGCACTGACTTTATTCGTTCTTCAGTAAAACCAAAACGGGCGGCAAACTTTTTGAAAGCCCGCATCCTGTTATCCGGAATAAGAGCATACATGCTATTAATAGGAGTATCACTCTTTAATGCTTTTCGGACTTGCTTATTCTTCATAAGGTTGGTGAATTAAGTGTTTAACTTCATTTTTGCAACATTTGCACTCGCACAGTAGTGATTTAGCATATTCCCACGTCTTTTCAATTATATCATCTCCGATATACTGAATTTCCTCACCGTACGGGTCTATGCCGAACGCCTGACAGATATGAGTGGCCATGTGACCGCACTCATGCCTCCAAGACTTGGCAAATTCCTTCGAAGACGAAGTGAGGGCAATAACCATTACTGTTTTCCGGGTGCCAAAGTTGGAGTAAGTAACTCCGGTATTCAAATTGCCGGAGTTTATGTTATCGTATGCGGTACGGAGCATATTACCGTCGCAGCCGATGGAATGCATATTATCCAGTATCTCTTCTGTATAATATGTATCTACTGCATAATATACCATGCAGCTCCAGTCATACTTGGGTAATGTAAACCGTTGTCTTATCATTTATCAAAGCATTTCGTCCCACTCCACCGGTTCTCCGGCTCTGTTCATCTTAGCGTACCACATACACATTGCCATGCCGTCAGGAGCATCCGGATCGTCGACCATGTCTTTTATGTATAATGCCATGTGTGCTTCATCCGGCACGGAGGATTTGAATGTATCAGCCTTGCATTGATTAGCCCAATATACATAATCATACAACACATTGTTTTCAAGCTTTATTCCGTAACGGGTGAGCAATTCATCAACCTTCTCTTTGGAGATTGGTTCAATACGTTCCTTCTTTCCAGTTTGAGGATTCATCTTTTTCATTAAGGACACGGCAAACTCACACATTTTCTTGTTGAAATGCCATCCAAAGTGTGAAAGATATGCTTCCATCTCTTCCGGTCTTCTATCTCTTATATCCAGAGGTTCTCTTCTCATGATTTAATAAAGTTATAGGGAGTAGAATCAATCCACTCCCTAATTAAACATTAACGGTAACGGGAATAGCGTCCTGTACCACGTACGCCACGTCTCTCGCCATAGCCGCCACGACCGGAACCACCACCATAATTATCACGTTCGCCCATTTCGTCATAACGGTCGTCGTCATCGTCATAATAACGTTCACGTCTTCCCATGCTTTCACCACCACCGGATAACTCCTCGATGCATTGCATCAACTTACCACCGTATTTAAGCATATTTTCAGCGTAGTCGGACATTTTCTCGACCTTGCTCTCGGAAATCTCAATCATCATCATACTATTGTTTTTTAGAATTGTTACTACCAGATGCCTTTTCAGAAGACTTGAAGAAATCAGCCATCATAGCCTTCAATTCGCTAAGTTCTTGCCGAAGCGCTTTATTTTCCGCTTCCTGACGCTGGCGTTCTGCAAATTCCGGATTAAGTACCTGAAGCATCTTGTCGCATGACTCCATGACGGAACGATGATGATCGACACTGCCCAATATCTCAGAGGAGCGGTTGCGCATGGCGGCAACTTCCGCATTCATCGATTCCCTTGAGCCGGATATTACCATATTCCCACCTCCGGGAAAGTTTGCATCAGCAATGTCAGACATTGCAGGTATTTTCTGAAATGTAACAGTTTGCTCACCAACCTTGATGGTCACATCAACCACCATTCTAGGAGGCTGTCCATAAGGGAGAGGCTGCTGCATAAACTCAGCAACCGGTGTAGAAACTCCGGAGACGGAGCCAACTTCTATGTATGGAGTGTTATCCTTGTGTAGGATAAAAAACTCGCTGTTTACTCTTAGATTCTGAAAAGGCATAATTTATTAACTCTTTAAAGAGCGGGATTACTCCCGCCCATTATTTTAAACTACTCCGGTAAGAATTTGCAATGTGTTGCTACCTGATTCGTAGTAGCACAGATAAATTCCGGTACCGGTAATATCCGAAGCAGTAACATCTGCGCCGGCGATCGTAGTCAGTGCTTGAGTAGCACCGTTGGTATCAAACACTACCGGCAATGTACCGGTAGTACCGGAAGGAATCGGCTGTGCCAAACGGAACAGAATCAATCCGCTAAATGGAGCAGAAAGGAACGGATGATTCCGAAAAGAGAAACGTACGTTGGTAGTACCTACGGTAACACCTGTACTTTCCAATCTGGGAATACCATTCTTATTTGCCATGATAAAAGGACTAATGAATGCCATATAATGCCTCCTTCCTTTTATCCCCAACCATTAAAATTGCCCCATGCCCCAATACCATTGTAAAGACCATACTGAGCTGCAACGCAAGAAGGAATCCCTACAACCGGACTATAAGGCACCTTCGCTACTTCCGGCTGGTTACATTCGATTTTTGCAAGACGAGTACTCAAATCATTTAAAGCTGCACCAAGAGGAGCCGTTGCCTGTCCGACAATCTGAGAGGTCATAGCAGAACTCTTAAATGTGCTATTCTCCTCACGAAGTTTATCAATCTTGTTCTGCATTTCACGCATTTCAGCCGCACGCTGGCCGGCAAGAATCTGCTGGGTGCTATCCTTGATGGAATTTTGCAGATCACAAGTCTGACGTTGAGTTTCATATGCAACAGAAGCAAAGCCTCTTTCCTGACCAGTCGCAACACCGTTAATGGCATTTTGCAATGTGTTCGTTTGCTGACAGATCGCCAGACGGTTTTCGCAGCAACATGAAGCAATCTGTTGAGCGATCTGACAGTTACCCTGCTGGATAGCATTGATAATCTGCATTGAGCTTTGACCAACCTGATTTCCTACCTGTTGCACCTGTGACATCACCCCATTGATAGCATTCTGAACCTGACCGATTGAACAGTTCAAATTAGTAGCCAGATTGTTGATTGCCTGTCCGTTCCCCTGAATTGCACTCATAAGTAACTCCCTTCCTGCATCGTTGTTAATTAAGTTAGGGATACCGGCTCCGGCAAATCCGCCACCGTTTCCGCCATCTCCATTGTTTCCCCAGCCATTGCGTCCAAACAATGGGAACAGGAAGAACAGGAAGATTATCCACATGAACCATGATCCATCTCCACCAAATCCGTTGTTGTTCTTTCCTTGCATAGCAACCAACAAGTTTGGATCAATACCTTTCTGTTGCAATAGTGGAGCAAGCATAGCCATCATTCCACTACCACCACCGTTCCCGCCTGACTCCGGGAAAACGTAAGTCTTTGTTTCACTCATATTAATATACAATTATAACACGGTCAATATTAACCGCATCACAAAAGTATATAATAGGGACTGTGTAAATCAGAGCTCATTTTCAAGCGATTTGCGAATATTTTGCAAATATATTGCAATCATTTTGTTTGTTGTTTTTCGACTCTCAAAAGTAGATATCAGGTAACGTACACTGGCTGATGTTTTGTGAAGCAAAGTGGCGATCTGTTCAGGGTACAGACCGAATTCAGTAAGGAAGAACACTACAATGGAGCGGGCATCGACAACCTCAGTCACTTTACTTGATGAAAGGATTAATTCTGTGGAAACTTCAGTTTCTTTTCCTACAAGGTTCAATATTTCGGCAAAAATCTCTGACTTACACATGGTAATTAATTTTTTTTGTTGTACTTTTGCCCTTGCCAATCATTACATATACCAAAAGAACAAAAGCATACTTCGGAATGTTAAGGATATTATACCCCCTGACACAACCGATGTATGCTTTGGTGTATTAAAGTATTGATTGGCGTCAACTTTAATGTGTCGGGGGTTCTTTTTACTCTGCCCCCAAAAGAGTTACATTTGTTATAATAACCGGCCTTATACTTACCGGATAAACTTAGTGCTTAGGATTAATTAATGTATCATTTTGCCCTCCTTTCTTGATAAACCTTTTTCCAACGGAAATTGTTATATAGGTAAAACTTAAACTTTTCATACCGGGGAGGTCTGTGAAGATATTAGCCGGTTAATTTCTGGATAACTTAAGCATTAACACAATAGATAGTATTACAATTACGCCAACAGCCCAGCCGCCAAGCTCTATTTTCATCTGTTGCCACCGGGTTAGCTGTTTCTCCACCGGATAAGGGATCTGCACGGAATCGGTCAGCATAACCGTATCTGTTTTGTTAATTGTCAGATACCAGTATTTATACCGATACTTCTCCTTGTAGACAGTATCTCCCTTTACGAATAGGAATATACTGTCATGCTCATAGATGCTGTCAAAACGGATGCTATCACGTGTCTTATACTCCGTCTTCACAGTCTCTACCGGAACATACTTGATGTTCCGGCAGGATGTGAGACATATTGCCAGCATCAATAGAATGATGTAGAGCAAGTTTTTCATAAAACACTATCGCTTGAAGACCACTCCGAACTTGCCAGCAAAGTATTCAATTCTTCGCCTTCATAAGTCGGATAAGGATATGTAGGTTCAACAGGCGCATCTTCTCCAAGTTCGGGGAGCGTCATAGCAGGTGGAAATAACAAATCATAGTTTGCTACTTTCATTATGACAGACATACCATCCGTACTTACTCTAGGAACTAAATGCAATTCATTCAAATAATCCTGTGGTATTTCATCTAATACCGATTTAGGCAATACAATATATTTCATTTTATTTTACGATTAAATAAATTACTAAACAAACAATGTCAACTAGTATAGGAAAGGTCATTCCTGCAAGAATATCACACCAATCAAATGGAGAACCATATTCTTTATCTTTATATTCAGCTGACATCATAGAAGCTGCTGTAGCTCCTGTAGCGATAACAGCATTAGGAATAAGTTCTATCCCTAATGCAAAACCTACTACAAGGAAAGTAGAATAGATGATAGCACCCACGTATGAGTGCTTATCTCTATTGCTTTCTTTATACCAAGCTTTTATTTTCTCAATAAACTTTTTCATTCTTGTATAAATATTTTGTTATTTAAATCAATTATTTCGTCTTTCTTCATTCTGTATTGCCTTCTATTCCTACGTACTCATTCAGCTGTTTAATCTTATCGTCTGTTGAGATGTCGTCGAAGAGCATGAAGTCATAGAGAGCCATTTGAGCATAACTATTTCTAGCGAATGAAGTGCCAATGCAAGGAGAATATTGTTTTACATCATCTCTATTATTAGTCACAGTTATATTATGAGTTATACCTATTAAATCATTTGCGGTAATATTTTCATTAAGTATTCCATCAATATAAGTTTTACCACGTTGATTCGAATAATTGTATGCTATAAAGTCTTTGGTTGAAACAATACCTAAATATTGTGTCCAATTATTTCTTTGGTCATATAGATAGCAATCAGACTTTCGAGAATTTACCTTCATCAACACCTGCTTACCACCACTAGACAAAGTTGGAATGGTAACAAAGTCGTCAACGCCATCTAAACAGTATGCGCCTTCGTATTCACCGATTTGCTCGATAACAAGATTAGACCAATCAAGATTAGGACTTTGAATAACAAATCCATGCTCTTCTTCTGTATTAGTTCTTGCAGGTAATTCATTTATTCCATTTACTAGATTTAACCAAACTCCTCCTGTATATGTAAGCATGCCAGTTTCAGGTATTCCAGATACTTTAACCTTATAAGCTGGAGAAGGATTGTTAGTACGTCCTAACCAAAATCCTTGATTATAATTAAAAGACTTATCAAGATATATTTTACTATCGGTTCTTACTATACCTTTAATTCCATCATCTTTCAAGGTAGTAAAATCAACTAAATAACCATTAACTCCACTATTAAGTTTGTAAGCAGAATTATTTATCTTACCGTGATTACCGTGTCCACTAATATCGGGAATGTGACCTAGAATCTTGTAACTAGAGTTAGGTATTCTCAATAGTCTAGGAGATAGAATACATTTCGGTTCATTGTTGTCGAGAAGATAAGTTGCAGTAGTTTTAAATACCATTTGCTTTTCAACGATACTAGTACTACTAGTAACAGCTTTACCATTTAAAGACAATCCTGAAACAGAATATAAACCATTTAATAGATTGCTTTCAGGGTCAGCTATACTACCTATTCTAGTAATAGTAGAACCTACTCTAAACTTACCTCCCCAAGATACTTCATTACCATTCTCATCCTTGAATCTCAATAGAACTGGATAAGGTTGTGCAATGTCCTCAAACCTAATATATTCGTCAATAGTGATGTTTATCTTTTGAGGGGATTTAGAAGTTATATAACTATATATATTATATCCCGGATTTGATGGTCTTTTCTCAACAATTATACCTGATAATTGAGGGCTTACAACTTCTTTAAGTTCACTAGTATCATTATCAAAAGTAATTTGAAAAGCTAATTTTGCTCCGATAACAATGTAATCACCTACCTTTATTGACTTCCAAGTATTAGTACTATCTATTTGATAATATGTTATCTTATAATTAGCATTAGCTTTAATAACAGGTCTAAACTCCACCATATCCGGATACAGCGTACCTAGCTTGTACTTCTTCAACTGACGCTCTATCAAGAACTCGGACATACTATAAGGGAAGGACATAAGAGAGTAGATAGCTCCGTTGAAGAAACGATAATCATTATTTCTTAAAGTACCTAACCAAAGAGTATCACCGTCAATACCTTTGCCTATTGTTAAATTAACATCTCCACATTTATACTTACTTTGATATAACAAAGTTCTTGTAAAATCATCTCTATTAAATGCAGTATATGCTCCAAAAGAGTATGAGTGTTTAGCCGTCCCACTTATTTCCATTAAAACAAAAGCTCCTTGATTAACTCTATAAGCTTTAGAAATAAGAGCTTCTTCCCTACCACTAATTCTTTCGTAATCAACAACAATAGTATAATCCTTGTAAATCGGCATTCCTGTCACCTTACCGTAGTCATTTACTCCGTCAAGGCAGAGAGCACCTGCGTGGGAAGGGATTTGGGTGATGGTTATTATGTTGGCTTCGTTCTTTACAACTTGAAATCCCGAAGTATTACTAATTTGAGGTTTTGCAGTTCTTACATCAGATGGTAATGTATATTCTCCATCCTTATCCATTGAATAAACATTACTTTGTCCAGTCGAATCATAATATCTATAAATCAACTCTTGACCTTCTAATAAACCTTTAACTTGTATTTTAAAAGAAGGCATATCGGCACTGTTGGTTAGTTCTGTGTTAGCAAACACTATCCATCCTGATAAGCCATTATAACTACTACTAAAAGGAGAAGAAGTTGTTTCTTTACTTTGAGTCCATATACTTGTATTAGAAAGTTCTGTCTCATACCTCCCAATACCTGAATCTCCTTTCCAAGCAATATTGTTCAGCTGAATATCCCTACCGTTACCGGAAAAGTCAATCAGCTTGTCGCCAAACTCTGCGTGGTTCTCGTTGGTGATTCCCTGCTTGATAGTATTACACAGTATATCAGGGTTAAGAGTTCTATCCAAGTTGAAGTAAGCGATTACTTGGTTGATTTGGTCGGTAGTCAGTACCTTGTTGGCGATGATTGTCCAGTACCAAGCGACGGAAGAAGTATATGAAATTTTACCAGTACTGCCGCCTATATATCCGACTACTGAAAATTGAGAAGGAGTTATATCGTTCTTATCTCCAACTGCCGAATAATCATTCTTATCTCCTAAAATGTTATTTATAATATTTATAGAGTTATTAGTTGAAGTATAACCATAAATCCCTGTTTTGCCTTCTCCGGTGTTAGCAACTTCATTGCAACGCCAATATGAACCTTTGTCACAGATAAAATTAGTCCTACAGGCTAATCCTGTCTGATGAATCAGACTAATGACTGTGACCTCATTAGTAATACCCATCTCCTGCACGGTCTTGGTGGAAGTAATCAGGTCGTCGATTCCGTCGGTGACGAAGGCACCATAGTAAGGACTATCTTTATCTGCGTAGCCACTTCCTTCAGTGTAAGCTGCGTTGCTAATCACAAACGGATTGTCAAGGTCCACCAAGTTCTTGACAACAGCCCTGTCCGGGTCGTCGTTACTCTTACCGTAGCAGATGCACACAGCTTTCAAGGAGGCTAAGACTTCCGGGTCGATGTAAGGACGGTCGGACGAAGCACGAGAAGGCTTACCGATTCGGTTCAATCCGATCCGGTTAAACCCTATTGTGTTTAATGAGACTTTATTAAGCATCATTCAGCCTCCGTTAGAATTCCACTTGTTACTTCTGTATAACTTTCGATACGAATTACCTTCGGATAAACCAAGGCGTCAAAATCGTAATCGAATATTTTCCCAGAATCACTTCGGATATATCCCGGAAGAAATACAGGGTCAAAACCTCGGCTTTCGGCTGTCCTCTCATCCATTGATTCTGTTTCACTACCGGTCTTCTGATAGATTCTGATTTCTGATCCGGCAACACGGTCTAAATGAATATTGAAATTGCTGTTGACAACAATTTCTGATGCATAAAGATCCTGACTCGTTATTTGGGTAAATTGTAAATCTGCCATGATTGTTCCTCCTATTGATTAAAGTTTATAATAAATCCCATCCGGCTTCTATATCAGCCATAACAGCCGGAACTCCATTCTCAACACGTGAGATGGCAGCAGCAAAAGCGCACATGGTTGCTTTGTCGTTGATGTCCGGAACGTATGTGTTCGGGACTTGCATTTCGCTACATACACGGCTGATATATCCGGCTGTATTATTCTCGTTCTCCGGTGCCCACCGGTGGATAAAATCTGCCACCGTCTGACAGCCATGTCTTTTACGGTAGTTTTGCAAGGTTCGGATAAGGGCACGGTAGCCCCATTTCATTTCTGTAAACTGGAAGAACGATTTGTCCTCCTGCTTTTCTCTCAATCCCTGCCATTTATCTTTTGTGATCCGGATATTGCCCGGATTATTATTTCTCAAACCTCTTGGTAAACTCATGCTTATTTCCTCCTATAATATCAATGTTAATACTCCCAACGCCAGACCTACGCAATCACAGATGATGTCTTTAATTGAAAACTCTGTTTTCTTGAAGTATTTGTCGTATACTTCCTTCAGGACGAAGATCACGACGGTTATAATGATTGCTTCCCATAGTGGCGTATATTTCGATAGCCACATAACCAAGTTCTGGCATACTATAATGTGAGCCATTCCGTCTATTCCGATCTTGGATAGAAGCTTGCTGGCTAAGGCGCTGATTTTATTTATTTGATTCATGTATTTCCTCTTTTTCGATTATATCCTTCACATCTTCCTTGTCAACCTTAAACACCTTCTTACCAAACACGCCCAAAGCCCCGATAAGATTGATGTTAATCCCTTTGGGCTTCAGTATATTCCCGACTATCGAGCATCCCTCTATGAAGCATACCAATAAGCAGGAATACACATCTATAGGATATTCATTGTGACTTGCTACGCTAATCATGCAGACCATGCAGACGAAAGCAAAGTAAGTGACCATCTTTCCCATAGTAGCACGGATTGCACGTGAGAATCTGACCTTTTCACCCATTAGTATACTTTTTCTTACTCCGAATAGGAGATCACAGAGGATTACAGCACATGAGACAATCAGCCACGGAATCATATTTTGCAATGATTCAGCAACAAATGCGGTGGCTATTGCGGCAAATCCTCCGGTTGTGGTATGTACTATTGCTTCTTTCATACGATACAAGTTAGATAAACGGTTAACAACGAAATTACCTCAATCCAGAACATAGGCTTTCTCTTTATGAAGTCAGAGATGAAGTTACCTGTCCAGTGCTTCTTCATGGAGATAACCATGTAAGCGATGAATCCAGCCCATAACAGTAACCAATACCAGCTATTGCAACCTACCCATATCTGGGAAAAGATCAACGACATGGCAGCACCGATACAATGGGCGGTTTTCTGGCTTCCTTTGAAATTGGGAGACACACCTAATACAATCATTCCGACAACCGAAAGGAATACAAGAAACCGGCTGTTTTCCGTACTTGCTTCAAATGCCGCCGGGAGAAGCAATGCACCGGAGCCGATCATACAAAGAGTAAACCATAACTTATGCGTCAGAGCATAGTAGGTATCACTGATAGAATAAGGGATTTCCTTCATCTTCTTTGTCATTGCAAAGACGTAGCCGGCAATGAGAATGAACGACATTAATACTAGTAGAACCATAGTTTTATTTGTTTATAGTTTATATAATTATTCTTCTTGTGATAGAGCATTGATAACCGACAAACGATCAATAGCCCGAACAAAAAGATTTGCATATTTCTTTAATGAATCAGCCTGTTTGGGAGTCAATTCCACCTCTCCATTTTTATACATTTCTCTTGCAAGTTCAAGCTCTCCAATATCGCCCGTATTTTGATAAATTGCATTGGCGAATTTCTGTGATACATCGATGGTACTCTTGTTCCCTTCGAGATCGGTTAATTCTATTTTTCGAAAGTCTATTTTCATAACTACATTGTATGTAAATTTGCTGCAGAATTTGGATTTGAAGAAGACGAAGTTCCAGATGTTATAAATATCATGAACCTATAAGGATTTATTGTAACAGTTCCTCTCCCTTCATATACTGTTACAACCCTCTTTGCTACTGATGATAGATTAACAACGACTATCATTTTACCTCTAGGTGAATTGCATATATAGAGAGGATAATTACCACTCCCATCAAGAAATACACAATCAATAGGTTGCCCTGATTGTGAATACTTGTGATAAGTTGTGTCAGTGCCATTTTGATATATATGAGCAAAGCAATCAGTATCATTATATACACTAAACGAAAGGCTTGTCATCTGTCTATGCCCGAATTGCCCTCTACACCATATATCAGAAGCGTAAAATCTCCATGAGCGACTCTCATCGTAGTTATACCCTTGTTGATATAAATCACCTCCAAGCCATGTACTTGCGAAATCTAAACTTAAGGATGCTCCTGGTTTTACACCTGGATTATCGGGGTCGGTGGGAGGTATACTAAAAGTTATTGAGCCGGCTACATCACCATTTTCATAATTTGCCGTTAGTTTCTTAAATGACCCAATTGCACCTTTAAGGTGGGTTACTTCAAGAGTATCAACATTAATAAAATCGGTTATTATCTTTCCCGCCTCTATGAATGTCTTTCCGCCTACTGTTATTCCACCGGTTTCAGGTAGGGCAATTTGACCTTCTTTTGTCAATTCAACACCTGTAACATTATGCTTAAAAGCCCCTCCGGTTATCATCCAGCCTTCTGTTTTCTCAAGGTTCCCCACGAATATCCCAGAAGTTCCTAATACATCAATCGTCGCATTCTGCGCAAGAAGGACGTTTGTTGCCACGTTCTCGAACTCGCTGAACTCTTCCCACTTCGTTGAGTCAAAAGAGGAAGTAGAAGTGTGAGTGATCTTACATAACTTATTCTGACCGTTATAGATTACTGTATCTATGAATGTCTCATTGTTATAATACTCGGTATTGGCTTTCCATACTCCACGGGGACGGAGCATTGCACCGGGTAACCCTGTATCTCCCTTGTCTCCTTTATCACCTTTAATTTTACTCCACTTGTATTTTGAAAATACGGTGCTGTCTGCCTCTGTAAAATCCACATATTGACCGATCCATGCTCCGGGAGTCTCACCGTTGTTAGCTGTGAAGCTACTACCATCGTCAGAATATTTAATATGGAGATAACTGGTTTGCCCGTTCTCTCCATCTATACCGGGTATACCCTGCTCGCCTCTTTCTCCTTGTGCACCCTTAAATCTGGACCATGTATATGATGTATATGAAGTCGGAGCCGTAGGGCTTGTAGTAACAGCGGTACCGATATAAGTATTGGGAGTATCTGTCATCGGATCACCGTTAGAGTTTGCCGAGTACTTGACATGAAAATATGAAGAAGTACCCGGAATGCCCTGTGAACCCGTAGGGCCACGTTCTCCCTGTGGCCCGGTAGCCCCTTGAGGACCTTGTTCCCCTTGCTCACCCTTTATCTTAGACCATTTGTAATCAGAGAATACATTACTATCATTTTCCTCAAAGTCGGTATACTGTCCAATCCATTCCCCTGAAGTTTCCCCATTATTATCTGTAAACGTTTGGCCGTCATTTGAATATTTAATATGCAAGTATGAAGTCTTTCCATCTTCGCCATTAACACCGGGAATCCCTTGTTCACCTGTTGCACCCTGTATTCCTTCAAATCTGGCCCATGTATACTTGGATGGATCATTACTATCCTCCTTAGTAAAGTCTACATAAGTACCGATGAACACATCTGGCGTTTCTGTCATTTGGGAAGCTGTAGGATTCTGGACGGGAGAATATTTTATATGAAAATATGATGTTAGTCCATTTTCTCCATCTTTGCCGGGTATTCCATCCTGTCCGGCTGGCCCTTGCAAACCTTGTAATCCCTGCGGGCCACGCTCTCCCTGCGGTCCTTGAGGGCCTTCAGGACCGACTGGACCTTGTGCTCCCTGCTCTCCTTTGGAAGTATACTTCAACCAGTCAGTAGAAGAATCTGACGGCTCCTGCGTAGTCGTAGATTCAATGCAAATCCATGTGCTTCCATTGTGGGTTACTTCGTCATAATACCAATACGTTCCAGATTTCCATTCACCTTTGAAAGCCGGAACCGGTACTTCCGTCACACCGTCATTTGAAATCTGCTTGATCGTACCGGTCATGTAGATTCTGTTAAGATATGCACTATGTCCGGTCATATCCATTCCAAACAGTTTCAGGTTAGACAGGTCTCCCAACTGCATGGCAATCATATCCTTTGTGATCTCCCAGTTGTTTACACCCTTAAGGAAACGGATATAATTCTGCGTGGAATAGCTGGACTTCTGGCGTTCCGCATTGGTGAAGTTACCGTAGCAAACAAAGTGCATAGCCTTTTGAGGGTGGTAAGTATATCCGCTGCGGAGAACATATTTAAAAGAACCAGTATCCAGCTTTTCGGTGATCCGGAAATAGGTTGTCTGAAAGCCTGTGTCATTGTTAAAGTTAGCCTTGCAAATATCATCCACTTCAACAGCTGCAATCTCGCCCGGTTCCAATTTCAGGTAAACGATGCTGTTCTCTTCGTCCACTGATTCGATTATACCGCCTCCGGGTGCGTTCCATTCCTCACCTGTGATGACTGATACCCGGTTATATCGCAATTCCGGCACTTCAAGGAAATCACGTAGGCGCAACGACTTCGCATCTATATCACCGGATGGGGTTATCAGCCAGCCAAGTAACTTTTCAGCATAATCAACAGAAGATATATTGCCGGAGAAAGCGGCATTATTGGCTGTAAGCTTATCAAGTACCTTTACAATATTGCTGCTCAATTCTGTTGCAGTTATCGTGTCCGTTACAATACCTTTGGTAACATTAATGCCGTTCAGGAATGAAATAAGCCCTAGGGCTGTGTCATCTTTCGTCTTACTTATAGCATAAGCTATAATCTCCTGAAGCACTCTCTTTGCAGAGAACACGTTTCTGTCAGACGGGATTGTCTTATCATTAACCCCAATAACATACACACTCGTTCCACCGCCTCCAACAGCAGAGCCGGAATAGGTTTGCCCCTTGTAAGTAAGGAAGTCAAGCTTGCTCTCTATCTCACCGATACGGGAATATGAGGCAGTTTCTCCAACTGTATAAATCGGGTGATCGTAAGGAATATCCAGCGGCCACTCGAAACCGATTATTCTTGATTGTCTGCCTTCCGGGAAGAATGCCTTATTTATCAGGTTGACCTTATCACCGACTTCGTATGTACGAATATTACCCTTATTGTAGATGAAATCAGCGTCCATCTCACAATCGTAGGTGGACGGGTCAATCATGGATTTCTTTACGTACTCCTTTGCCTTTTTGAGTAGATTCTGCTCTGCATCCGGCAACATCTGCTCGGAGATGTATGCGGTATCAAAACCGTAAAGGATATAAGTATTAGAAGCTTCCGGATAAAGAACATCATCCGGGAGAAAGCGACCGTAATCCTCATTGCGGACAATTTCAAAGGTTGTTCCGGTGCTATCGCTTTCTACAATGTTGATAGCAAAGTCCATCCCGGCAAGCTTACCGGTTTGGAATATCATGTGAAGTTCCTCACCATCCAGCCTGAAATCTTCTGTAAAGTTCTTCAGTCCCGTATCTTTGAAATTGTAGATCCGATATTCCTTATCGTTATCGTCTACTTTGTTATCGTGGCTGACGCTGGATATTGTACCCTTGTATTGGGGATATTCATCCTCAAATATAACAATCTCTTCGATTGCCTCCTCTTCCGGCATTTCCACGTTATCCGAATCATCGTAATTTTCATCTCCGATGTTGATACGTTCACCGGCCGGGCTGTACCTATAAGCATCCACATAAGAAATACCCTCCGGAAGCATAAGACGTTTCTGAACAACTCCGTTAAGGGTCATTTCCTTATCATCTTTGCTGAAGTAGTTATCGGGAACTTTACCGCTTATGATGTTGTTAATGGTGTACCGATTACCTAAAGAGGCGGTTACACCTTCCGGTAACTGGATAATGTTTGCTGCGTCACCGGTTAAAAGGTCGGGATTGTAAACAGCATCAAAAGTACGTCCGACATTTGCACCGGAAAGGAATGTTACGGAAGTAGTTGCAGAAGAACCGCCATACAGGTTAATATCGTATGTTACATACGCCTGAAAAGTCGATAATAGTCCGGAAGAAGCTGGAGCTGGTACGTGAACGTATACCCTTACTTTTAAATCAGAACTGTTTTTGTCGATAACCAACGTGTCGGGAACCTGTATTTTAGCCACAATCTCATATTGTTGATTTTGGGCTAATGAAACCGTCTGATTGCCAATAATTACCTCTTTTGATTCCCCGGAAATATTATAGATATATGACGCTTTCAATATATAATCTCCTGCCGGGAGAAAAGCACGGTTCCCTATTTGTGGGACGGATGTTGATATATTGATTGAAATTCCTTCCGAAACAACTTTATAAGAACCACCTTTGGCTGATGAAGCTAAAGCTTTGTCAAGTGTCCATTCTGTATAAGAGGGGGTAAATGGTCCGCTGCCTTCGTTGCTACTAGCGGTATAGTCTTCCTTATACGTAACTCGTGACGGAAAGTAGTTTATTTTGAGCGGTCTTGACGTATCGGATATATTACGTCCATTAACCTCTTTTACGTCGAATATCAAATCTTTCCGGTAGCTGGAAGGAATGTTGCGGGTGGAACCGAAAGCGTAGATACGGGTCGCATAAGTGGTCTGGCTGTCGCTGCGTGTCATGCTGTTGACATTCACGTTTTCTGTGTCTGTCAAGTCACCGGCTTTGAAATCAACGGGTGAGCTGTATTCACAACGTCCGAAATGAATAACGTGTTCTGTTATCCACCATTCGCACTCCCATGTCTCCGCCATCTGTGTGAGAGCGTCGATCAGATTTACGTTGTCATAGGAAACGAGCTTGGAAGTGTTTTCTACTGTGCTGTCAATCTCGTATATAAATTCTTCTTCTCTGAACTTGTAACCGAGTGCTTTCAGGTTATCCAGTAAAACATCTAAATGCGTGTCAAGGGTAGCGGTGAGATTCCACGAGGCTTCACGTCCGGTGGTTTCCGGTGTATAGAAAAACTTCTTGTTCTTCCATTTCCAGTAATAAGCATCAAGGCGGAGTTCGTAGTCGTATGCACCTGTAGTTGTATTGTAGGTAGGCTTATACAGGTCTACAAGCTCGAATATTCCCAACTCATTGTCTACGTAGTCGCCTAGTTTGAAATAAACCGGATTGGAAAGACTAAATAGCAAAGTGATATAATCTTCCTGCATCAAAAGGAAGTGTCTTTTCGAACCCTCATTGATAGGAGTCGAGAAGCGAATGTTGCCGGATATGTCTTTGATGTCTACTAATTCTCCCATACCACAAAGTTCGCAGATAGAAACGTCAAAACATAAAATCCGGCAATTCTATAAACCACAATTTGCCTATTGTGGTAATTTTACTCTCTATTACCCGGATTTGGCTCGTTAAGCTTTACCGAAATCTTTGAAAACGTCCTTGCTGTATTGAAACCGAAAGACTGTGAACGGGTGTAATATAGATGATAAACCTCCTCTCCTAAGGCGGGAACCTTGACAGTAAATTCCCCTTTTGTAATCTCATTCAGAAATGCCTTATACTTGGTGATGTAGTCAGACGGAGAACTTCCTTGTAGGGTAAAGGTTAGTGTTATATCCCGTTCGTCAATCTTCCGATTGGCTATAATTATTTTCTTCCCGTCCTGTAAACGGGATTTATTCTCTATAACTTCTTTCATTGGAAGTGGGGCGTAGATAGTTTCAATGAACCCGTCTCCCATTCTCACGCCCCACGTTGCGAAAGCGTCTTTATTGTTAATTAATAAGTCGGCCATATATTATAATTTTTAGACGATAAATCTACAATATTCTGTTTTACTAGTTTCACATAATCCTAAATAAAAACTGACTTTTAGGCAAATGTCGTAAAATACTAGTTGAAACAGCCCTAATGTATAAGCAAAAATCCCACACTTTATAGAATGTGGGAAATTAACTGTTTTGCTAAGAGTTAAATATCTCATATTGCATTGAAATATATCTATAAAAGCTTGTTTAATTACCAAATGGTTATTATCTTTGTAACGTCATAAGAATCGCGATCTTTATATGACTGATGAAGAAGAGCTAAAGGCTCGAATTGAAGCTGCGGAACAAGACCTTAGCTTCTTTTCCCTCAACTGGGATGCACTAAGGGAAACTGAATGGATTTCAGACGAGGAGCTTGAAGAAGGAATCAATGATGCGCTAGACGATTTGATTGATGCCAAAAACAAGCTGAAGGAAAAAGGTAGTCCCCCATAGGGGGCTGCCATTTTCTCTTTAACTTATAAAAATAATGCGTATGGATGCAAAAGAGGAACTTAAAAAGTGGAAAGATGATTTTGCAAGGGCTAAGACCGAACAAGCAAAATTAGAGCACAAAAAGCGTTTTAATGCGTATGTAAACTCTTTATCACCTTCTGATAAAAAGGAGTTCTTGAATGAGTTTAAAAAAAGTGCAGAGCAGGCTATAGATGAAGCAAAAAAACTGGCTAAGATTGTGGAAAGAAAGAAAAAACTAGATAAAGTGTTGGATTTTGCTTCAATGTCTTATATAGCAGAACATTATTTTGGCAAGTCTCGCCAATGGTTATATCAGCGGATAAACGGGAATCTGATAAATGGTAGGCCTGCCGATTTTACCCAAGAAGAACTTAAAACATTATCATTGGCTTTATCTGAACTTGGAGATGCCATGAAAAAGGCTTCATTGTCAATTATATAATAGTTGTAATAGGCGGATAATGCTCCGCCTATTGCTTTATCTCTTTGACAGTCCGTTAGTATTCCGTTTAACTTCTGCAATATCTAAAGCCATTTGTTGAATAGGCTTTACTATCACATTAGTGTTATCTCTGATGTCTACTATAGCTTCATAAGAAAGCCGTAACAAATCCCGTGTCTCACTAGCAATGTCCTTTATCCCTGTGGTATTGGCAATAATAGGCAGCATATCCGCTCTCAATTCAAGAATAGACATCGTTTGTAGCTGATTCTGATTCTTGATTTCTTCTCCGGCAATTTGCAAAGCGGTGAAACGTCCGTTAAGTTCGTCGATTGAATCCTGTGACGCAGTGGCAAAGCCTTTCTTTGAGGCTTCTTGGGATGAAGAGGAAGAACCTGTATATCCTGTTATTTCAGCAATCTTGTCTCTTTCATTTATCGCGTCTTGGACCATTGCATCGTATTCTTTTCTAGCATCTTCCAACTGTTGCTTAGTAAGTTTCCCTCCATTTTCCTTCATCAGTTTTGCAATGCCATTATACCATTCTCTCAATTCATCATCAAACAACTCTCCCATAGAGAAATTAAGCAGTGCACGTTGCATATATTCGGAGAAATCTTCAGAAAAGCTTTTAGCATCCTTATCCATATCCATTAATGATTCCAAGAAGTTGTCTCTCAAACCATCAAAAGAAATTTGCATCAGAGACTCATTGATTTTCTCTGTTAATTCATCTAATTTTCCTGCTTGGTCGGCATACGCTTCAAGCTTTTCCATTACACGTTCTCCATATCCGCCTTTGCCGGAACTCTTAATTTGCTCATATATATCAGCATTACTAAGAAGCTCTCTCATTTGTTCGGGTGTCAGTCCCCATAACGAGTTAGTACCGGAGAAATTCTTATCCACATTTTCACGAACCCAACGTAGTTGTTCGTCATTCCATCCCATATAATATTGCCAGCTATGATGCGAATTACTGTATCTAGCTTGCTCACGTGCTATTTTGAGAGTATTATCAATCTGTTCTTTTTGATATTTATATGCTTGTTCGTATGCCGATATAGATTTGGAGCCTGCGGACTTATCCATTACATCAGTTAATCGGTCAATAGATTTTTCTAATGTTTCGTTTCGGTCTGTCAATCTGTCGATTGCTTCTTGCACTTCTTTAGCATTGCTTCCGCTAATTTTACCCATCAGTGTATTAAATCCGCCAAAAGAGATTGTATTCAAGATGTTCCCTATTCCATCTTTGATAGAACTGAATATCTGAACAAACATATCACCGCTAAGAATATTATCCAAGATACCATTTACCGCATTCAGAACTGTGTCAATAATTGAAGATATAAGCGGCCCTATGCCATCTTTCAGTATATCAAGAATTGAAAGTATAGCAGAGATAATCTGCCCTATAACTCCTGCACTTGAAAGAGTTTGGGACAACTTACCGATAGCATCTCCGACTGCTCCACCAATGTTTAGTTTAGAAAGTCCGGTCAATGTATTTTGCAAACCTCTAAATATGCCGGGCAATGTCCTGTCAGCAAAACCTTGTAATCCGCTTGCAAAGGAATTCAGACCGTCAACAGTATCCGCTCCTACATCTCTAAGATTATTCCCAAAGTTTTGCACCTCAACTTCTGCGCTTTTATAAGCATCATTGGCAGCATTAGCCCCTAATTTAGCTAAATCAAGGGCTTGTTGTGCACTATCTATTGCTCCTTTATCTCCAGTTTCTAATGCATTGGCATAGTCATTTTCAGCCTTTTTCAGGTTTTGTGAAGCAATCTCCTGATTTAATGTAGCGGTTTGAAGTCTGTTTATTGCAGCTCCCAACCCGTCCATCTGCTGCTGTATTTTATTAAAATTCAGAGTGCCTTCACCGCCAGGAGTTACTTCCCTCAAACGGTCTATTGCTTCATATATGACTTTTTTGTCCGCTTCTGATGAGTTTTTGAACTTGTCTGTATTCACGTATGCCTTCAGACCGTCAAGAGTTTCTTTCAACTGGCTTCCAAGTATGCCGGAGAAATTTCCAAGAACACTTTGCCAGTCTATCTTCTGGTTTAAAGCATTGATGTCTATCTGTTGGATAGCAGAATCCCTCTCTCTTCCGAGGGATAATTTTTCACCTTCTGTAGTAGCTTTCTTTATTTTCTCTGCATATTCCTCTGCAATGGCTAATTTCTGTTGTTGGAATGTACCATATTCCTTCAAATATTCTCGCATTGCATTAGCTTCTGCTGTATATAAATCTTTTATTTGTTTTTTCTCTCGGTTTTCTATTATAGAATCCCAATTAGACGTATCAACCTTAACAGAAGAAGGATCAAATGTCTTTTTCTTATAGTCTTTACTCTTCTTGGCATTCAAATCTTCCTGGGCATCGAACAACTTCTTCTGGTACTCAATTTCTGTCCGGATATAATCTTCTCTCTGACGTTTTAAATCCTGTATTTCCTTCTTATTGTCCAACTCACGTTGAGCACGAATCTTGGCTTCTCCGTCTGCCATAGCATCAATACGGGACTGTACAACCTGATTTTCCAAATCTTCTTCTCTTCGCTTTCTTTCGATGGATTGCCTATCCATGAGGTCAGAGATTTTTTGATTTTGGTCAACGATAGAGTTATACTCTTTAGAAAGCCCTTTATCATCATAGATTTTTAGTTTTTCCTCGGCTTCTGTTTTCTGCTTTATGAGAGCATTATATTGTTTTGCGACTTCTTCCGGTACACCTTGGGTACTTCCTGACTTTAAAACCTTTAAATAAGAATCTTGAATTTGTTTCAATGCATTATCGGCTATCTCAACCTGTTGTTGCCAATAATCATAGGTTCCTTCTTTAGGTTGAGGAAAAATGCTTATAGTATTTATATGGTTAATAAAAGCCGTCTGTTGCTCATCCAGCTTAGATATATTATTCGAAATATCATTGTATATCTTCTTTTGCTTTTGAAACGCTTTGTTTGCAGCAACGATTTCGTCATTAGCTTTAGCTACAGCATTAGTAGAACCATATAAGCCTTTCTGTTGTGCTTCCAAAGCTTTATCTCTTTCCTCATTAGCTCTCAATAGTCTTTGGCGTGCCTTTTCTAAAGTTACTTGCTGATTCTTTAGTTTTATATCCTCTTTATCTTTCTTTACTGCAATATCCGCTGCTTTATCCATATAACTTCGGGCTATAGCACTCTGTTCTATTTCTTTAGACAACGCATTATAAGCAAGTTTCAATTTGTCCAAATTTACTTTCTCTCCATTAATAACATCAGCATATTTAGGATATTTAGAAATCCACGCATTTACGGCAGCTGTTCTCTCCTTTTGTGATGCCGAGGTATTTTTTAACTTTGTATAAAGCAAATCTAATTCTACCCTTTCTTTTTTCGACGTTTCAATTCCTTTTCTTCTAGCTAAAGCTAGTTCCTGCTCGGCTGAAAGTAAATCTAATATGTAATTCTTGCCTTTAACTAATTCTTTCCCCCAATTAATAACCTCTTTCCCATATACAGAAAGAAGTGTTATTCCCACTACTAAAGCCGTCTGCCAACTAATAATAGACTTCGCCAGTTGCTGCCATACGGGAGCGACAGCCTTGACATCTTTATTTCCTGCTTTTAATTCTGCCTTGAAATTTGCATATTCTTTTCTAACTTTTGCTATTTCATCAACTAATATCGGAAGGTTATTTGATATTGCAAGAAAAAAAGTATTTGCACTTACAGCTAGTGAAGGAAGTTCACGGGCTACCTGTTGCACTGAATTACCGAGTCCATTCCATGCACTTGCATAATTACCTACATTTCTCTGAAATCTTCCAGAAGCTTGCTCTGCTGCATTTAATTCCTTTTGAACGTTCGATATTTGGGTTAGCAATGCTTTTCCGGCATCTCCTCCCCTTCTTACCCGTCCAAGATCATCGTAATCCTTTATCAAAAGAATTAATTGCTTTCTTAATGCCGTAATACTACCTTCTTCTGCATTACTTTGAATTATCTGATCTTTTTGTGCTTTAATCGTTTTTCTGACAGCTTCTTCCTCTACTAATCTTTGAGCAGCCAACTGCTGAATCTGGCGAATTTTTGCTGTACCAGTATCTCCTACTTTCTCTTCATCAGAAAGCGCACTAAAATCTTTCTTTAATTGCTTTATCTGCCTATCCGCCTCTTTAACAGATTCTGTATTGGCGATAATCCATTTATTAGTAGACTGCAAAGCAGAAGTCTCTTCTTTTACTCTTTTAACCGTACTATTAGAAGAATCAATATCGTATTTTATCTTCTGTAATTTTGCATAGCTATCTTTATATTCAGATAGTTTCTTTGTTGCTCTATCTATTTCACTTTCTAACTGTTTTATTGCCGCATCGCTATTGGGTACACTTGCAATCTCAATAAGAGATTTTTTTAATTTATCTATTTCCTGACGCAGTTTGACAATCTTTTCAAGGTCAATATCTGCATTAAATTTCATTCCTGCCATGTGACTTTTACGTTATCGTTACCAAATGACTGTTTTAATTCTTTATCTAGGGTTAGGCTTGCCGAATCTAGGACATCAAAACCCTTACTAGATACAAAGCTTGCATATTCCATTCCATCCGCCACAACAACACCGTCTTTGGGCTTACTTCCAAAGATTAGCATTGCCTCTGTCCTGTTCTTCGCCAGTGAATGTTCTCCATCGGCAGGGATATAGAGGTCTACAATCTTTCCATCCCTGACAATAGCAGCACCGGGAGCATTGCGAAGGTTCCAAGTATGGTTTTGATAGGTTTTCTTATTACTAACATTGCGTTCCTTCTGCATATAGACGGCTCTTTGAGCTGCTTCTTTCATCAATTCAGTAGCATTCTCATTTACTTCTTCGACGAATTCATCAAGACCGGACAAATCCACTATTACTTTCATTATTCATCAAACTTAACTTTTCCTTTAAAGAAATCCTCATCCGATACTTCTGTTAGTACCTCCCCATCATATACGGTATGCAACTTATCTTTTTGCATAATAACCAAATTGCGATATGGTATTTTATAAACTACTTCATCGTAAGAGAGATGAAGATTTTCCATGAACGACGCAATTTGTCCTAACATACAATCATTTCCTATAACTTCTGTTTTGCTGTCAGATTTGCTACGTTCTTTGCTAAATCCAACAGCATTGTAAAATTTTCTACAGAGATCAGGGAGTAAGCTGCCGTAAGCCCATATAACACTTCTTCTAACGTCCCATTTGACAACTCTTGTTCAAGGCTATCATTTCCTTCAATAAACCAAGAAAGTGCACGAGAAGCGACGGAAATATCCTTTAACGAAGAAATGACGCCCGCAATATCCTTATTATCTTCCAGAACAGCGAGATAAGCCGAAGCACCGGCTATTTTATGGATAGTAGGCGGGTTTACACGGTACATTTTCCCATTTACAATTATAGGAATGAAATCTTTTCCTGTGATAGCTTCAGATACAAGTATAGCTGCTTTATTCATAATGATATTTATTAAAAAGGGGCGAGAAACACAAATCCTCACCCCTCACCACTTTACAATATAGATAATGTCTCTGACGGCTGCGTTCCATCTTCTCCTGAAGAGCTATAGTTTACAGTACTCCCAGCGTTCACCCGCCTTGATCTAGCTGAATAACTATTTATAGAAGGCGATTCAGAAGAAGTAAGAGCTACCTTTTCATCAGTTCATGCAGCGTCCACCTTTTCACCATCAAACAGATAGTCGCTCTTAACACCAGTGCTAGGATTTTCCATAGCCACCGCTGTTACACCCAGACCGATATTCTTTTCTACCGCATTACCTTTTGCGATAACAGCAGCATTGGTAAATACAATGTAGTTTCCTGTCTTTGTCTGGCCTACGATTGCCTTATTTACAATTCCCGGAGTGTCAGAAGAAGCCCATCCAGCATCAGTATCAATCTTTTCACCACCTTCCAATTCAACCTTGTCATCAAAGGAGAAAACTCCCATAGTGAAAGCGATTGTTTTAGCTCCTTTTTGAGTAACATCACGATAGTAGATACTACCATTCAACTCATTAATGTAGTCGGTATAGGTCGGATCATCCTCTGTATACGCCCAAGTATCTTGATGGGAGTTCTCAACTTCCGTGGCAGTTCCTAACCATGTCTTAAGAGAGGTTTTAGTGACAGCGGCAGTTATAACATCACCGTACCAAATCTTTTTAATTCCAATAAACGGTTTCATATCTTTTCAATTTACGTTTAGAGTTTCAAATAATAATTTCACATTCACATAGTAACAACATAATTCTTTGTCTTCTTCTATTCCGATACTTTCAGAAGAGTAACGATACCAGGAGCCGTCATATTGTCCGACAATGCCATCTTTGAACATTTCCCTTGCTTTCCTTTCAAGTTCATTCAAGCGAATCAAATTTGCCTTACCTGTCTTTGTTACAGGAACGCAAATATTTACTTCAACATATCCTTTTTCCCAGTAAGCATCCGGTTGTTGAGTTTTGGGGTAGATTACAATTCTCTCGGTCTTCACTTTACCTTCAAGGATATTTCCCCGTTGATACATTTCAGAGATTCCAAAAGACTTGCAATCTTTAAAAATAATATTCGCTATGTCAGTTGTTACAATCATACCCAAATATCACATCTACCTTTAAATTCTTCCGAATAGCATTCGGCATTCTTCTTCACATCTCCCTCTCCTACAGTATTTCCTTCAGCATCCAGACACCTGATATGAGATCCTAAAACAATCTTTTTACCCTCATAAACCACATGGTAATTATACACCCAGCGTTCACCATTGACAGAGACTTCTTTTTGTTGGGAGTTGTCATGGCAGAAGCAATCTGTTACATCTTGCCAAGACTCTCCACCGGTTCCCGGTATTGGTCGGTTATACTCATCGTTCTCTTCCGGAGTAATAACCTGTATTTGTAATTTATGTGGGGCAGTTTCTAGCATATCACCAAAATGTTACTTTAGGTTTATCTGTATTCAGTTCGTCCTTCAGTCCATACTTATTGCATAAAAAAGAATAGTATGACTTTATCCCGGAAATATCCCAAGAAAGAGACTTTGAATGACCGTTTTCTGATACCGATTTAGAAGTAGCTCTAAGCAATAAGGAGGGAATAAATCTTGCTATAGCAACAGAGATGGACTGCAAATTATCTTCAGTCATTTCCCCGTCAGGGTCAACCCCGGAAGAAAGATTAATCTCTACCAAGTCAGCCTCCGACAATGATATGCCGAAGGACTGAAACTTTTGCTTTATGTAGTCACTAATTATCATACTTACGCATTCATCGTGTCCAGGTCAAAAATTACAATCTTGTTTGGAGATGTAAATTCCGGAATCCATTCAGCTCCATATTCCATGAAGCGGCCTTCATCCGTACGTATGTTGGAAATATACATACCACCTTCTGAACGGGTGTAAGTCTTTCCCGGAACTGGATCGGTAATTTCATACGGAGTATGCCAGCGCATCTTTCCCTGTTTAGGAGTGGTAAACAAAGAAATACGGTTGTCTTTGAACACCTGTTTGAAAGTGCCGTCTGACAATTCCACCAAATCTTCGTTGATTACGATAGGCGGCAAGCCCAATCCTCTAAAGATAGTGGTCGCCATCTCACTAGACATAAGTCCGGCAGACAGTTGGACTTCTTTAGAATCAAAGCTTTGTTTGTAGAATTCCCCGAAGTCCTTTGATCCAATAATGCTATTGATAAAAGTCCTTCGGGACATTTCCATAGAAACGAACATGCCGAACTTAGTACGTAATTCAACGGTTTTCTCCATAAGATAACGAACAAAGTTTAGTTTGTCTGCAACTTGCGGAGTGATACGATGAACCGGCAACTCCATTTCAAGCAATTCGATTCCTTGCGGATTGTCGTCTACTTTTACGGATGCTTTACCATCAGAACGAAGATCACCATCCACAATATCCATACGTTTGTGTGGAGCAAGCAATACCTGACGCATATCATCTACAATGTAGTTGATAATGTCGTCCAGTGCGGCCCGTTGATCTGGTGTCTTCGCCTGATTGAACTTATTGATTAGTTCTTGAAGCATATCGAGTCTATCGTTGTCCATCTGGTATCTATCCCCCATATAGGCAACTTCGCCATATCCGGAACCCAAAGATTTTCTCTCTCTCAACGGCTTGTTAGAGTTACGGTCAATTACAGAACCGGCAACAACACCCGTTACTGTTCCCAAATATGTTTTGAACACACGGGATTTCGTTTCCTCAAAATCGAGGTGCTTTTTCCAAAAGATTTGATCCAGCCTTAGAGCCTGCACACGGTCGATAACCGCTTTCACCACTCCCGGATCATTCAGTAATGTTTGAATAGTCAAATACATAGTTCCTCCTTTCTTTAATAAGTGAACATGAATCTGTCACCCAAAGTCTCCTTATCCTTATCGGAGATAGGAACAATGAGTCTTGTCGGTCTGATCTCGTACGCTTGGCCTATAGCGGTAACAGTTGCACCCGCTTCTACTTTAGTCCATGCATAATTCAAAGCCGTAGCTGTCGCTTTTGCCGTTTTACCGGCTGCGGCAGTAGCTTCAAACAATACCGCATCCTTTTCTGCGGCAAGCGTTGGTGAAGCGGCCAGAGTAACGGTATCATATTCCGCATTACTTTTGTCGATAGCTTCAATTGTACCGCCATTTGTACCATTACCAATATGCATACCGACGTACGCAAGAGAATTTTTCTTGATCTTCAACGAAGTAGAACCGGCAGTGATCTTTTCGGCTACTTCAACGTTCAAAACAGCTTTTGCCGTTCGTTTCACAAAATCAAGAACCAAAGGGGTAAGAGGCGGGATCTGCGCAACCCCTGTCAAATTCGAAATATCCAGATTGAAGCCACCGGAATATCTATAAACCGTTTCAAAACGGCACATTTCCGGCATTTGTTTCTCAATCGGATTTAAATCATACTTAAAACCTGCTGGCATAATTAATCCTGTTTAGAGTTTTTGATTTCTTCAGTTCCCTTGTTTATCAGGGTGGCAATGTCATTTGAATTGTTCTGCTCATTGCTTCCCGATTCGGGAGTTCTCACATCTTGAAATCCTACGTTGGCAAACGTCTGCTTTGCATCCTTGAAATAGTTATCCAAGTTTGCATCTTCGGGAATACTCAACATAGGAACAAGTTTTTCGGGAATACCATACTCCTTCGCTTTCCCCATGATTTGCTCTTGACGAGTGGCCTGTGCCTTCTCTGTTTCAAATTGAGTAAGCTTGTCAGAAAGAGGTTTAACGGCTGCATTCACTGCGTTCGCAATGATGGTCGCTATATCATCTTTCTTTTCTTCCGGCTTCGGATTTGGGTTAGGATTGGGATTCTCGATTTTATTTTTCAATTCGTCCAATTGTTTCTGTAGACCCGATTTTTCGTTTCTAACAGTATCAATGTCTCCTTGAAAAGCCTTCAGAAGTCCTTCGACCCCACTAATAGCAGTTTCTATTTGACTTTCTTCAGTTACGGTTTTAGACAAGTAGTCAGCCACCCCGTCAAACGCTTTATCACCAAACCCAAAGGTTTTATACTTCGTTTTTAGTGCTACTAAGATTTTTTCTTTCATACTGTATGAATTAGTTTTGATTTTCAACAGCATAAAGTTACACTCAAAGAAGAAAGCTATAAAATAATTACATGAGGGATAAACCACAATTGGGCAATTGTGGGAAATTAGTTGTTTCACACCTTAAATAAATGCTCTTCTTTGTGATATTTGCCGTTCTAATAGACAGAGAATACAAGGTAATGAAGTTAGTGCTATTGGTGAGAGAAAAGACGGTGCTGAAACTGTTAATAATTAACATTGTGAGGTTAGTGATGGTTAAATAACCATTGAAAATGCTCAATTTAGTGATCGTTTGTTGGGTGTTTGATGTTGTTGTTGTATATTTGCACGTCGATATGTACGAAACACATAATTATATAGCAATAACACTTACTAGAAATATAGATTGTCTTACAATTAATTATTTCTATGAAAGGAGATAAACATGAAGCCATTATTGTACACGCAACACACACTGATGATAGAAAATCCTTCTAAATCACTTCTCATGCTTATGAATCAGCTAAGGGATAAGAAGATATCCCATTTAGAAAGAGAAGATTTTTTTATTTCCCCCAATAAATAAATTCTAAAACAATAATCCTAGTGAGAGATACCTTATATGTATTTAATAGGATTTGGCGACATGTATGAATGAACTATATGATAAATCTGAAATAAACTTGGAAGCTGCTATTAAGTTGCATGAGGCAGGAATGTATGATGCAGTTTGTCACCCTTCATATTACTCATGTTTGCAATTAATGAGCCATAAATTAATAAGAAAGGGAATGTCTCTATATGAACAAGGGGTAAAAGCTTCTGCTGATTATAATGGTTATTCCCACAAATGTTTAATATATGAAACATGTAAATTTCTGAAATTTGAAGGGAGTAGGGATAAACAAAATTACATCAATAGCGTTAAACAATTAAAGGAGAAAAGAGAAGATGCAGATTATCATGAAATAAGAATATCACCCGATCAAAGTGATAAATGCATTAAATTAGCTAAAGATATAAGACAAAAAATAAACTCAATATAATATGGATGAAAGAATAGACAGAATTAAGGCGTTTCTAATTGAAATGAACTCTAAATTTAATAATTTAAAGTTTAGATGTGGACACGGTTCTTCAAACCATACATTTATTATTGAAGTAGCCCCCTTGTCAGAGTTTAACAATAACGAAGATTATGCGAAAGAAGAACTTTGTTTTGCTACACAATTTGATATTGATTATGCTGATTATGATATAATATTTGTATCTGAAGAAGATGTATGTAAAGCCCAAGATATATTATTTGAGATAGGGTATGATTCTCCTATAGAATATAAGAAAAATAACACTATCTTTGATTTTAATTTTGATTCTTGGCTTATAGAACAAAAGGAAGAAGAAATAAATTACGCATTAGCAGCATAAGTATGGAAGAAATAAATAAATCAGAATTCCGTTTTGACGGATATTTAATAAGAGAATCATCTATTAAAATAAATAAAGAGGTGAATGATGGTACCGAATTAGGTATATCAATTATTCCTAGCGGAGTGAAACATAAGGAAAAATTCATGTTAACTCTTGAAGTTTCTGTAAAAGATAAGGATGGAGATTTTTCTGTGGATTTAATAACAGAAGGTTTTTTTACTTTTAAAGAAAACTTGGATATAACGAAATTGGGTACATTTTTCACCATTAATGCCCCCGCATTAATATTCCCTTATATCAGGGCTTACATTTGCATGCTTACATCATTGTCTGGAGCAGGTAGCATTGTCCTCCCAACCTTGAATCTAGTAGATGTTGGTAGAGAGCTAGCTGATAAAATAATTGATAAAGATAAAGCGGAGTAACCTCCGCTTTTCTTTTGCCCTCTTGCGAAGGGCGGGAAACTGGTTAAAAGTGGGGATTTTTATTTAAAATTCCAATCCAATACCACCAAACATTGTATATTTAGTTAATGCAACATTTATTATCAGTTTCTTCCAATTAAAAACAACAATACCACCATAATCAAATCCTGATATTGATTTCTTCTCTAGATAATTATTATCTATATTTCCCGAACCATCTACCTCCCAATCCCAACCATTAGTAGTACCATATGCTATTTTTGAATATCCTATGATTGGTATAATTCTAACTTTTCTTGTGATTGGGATTTGGTATCCTATGTGTAATAAAGTACAAGTTTTGTCAGACCATTCGCCCACCCTAACATCATCTTTATGAGATGGATATAGTCCCATGAAATTTGCATGTACTCCTTTTATAGTAAGGCTTATTCCAAAAGCACCACTAGTGATTTCTTTCCCATAACCAGCATATGCCCCCATTAAGCCGATATTCCATTTATTATTAACTTCTTTAAATGGAAAAAGATTGTCAGCTGATACATCGATAATTATAAATGGAAATAATAAAAAAAGAATAGTCTTTTTCATAATTGTGTGTCAATGTTATATATTAAATATCATCTAATGCAGCATTCTCTTCTTCCTTTTTCTTTATCTTATAATTAATATTGTCCTCATATCCGATTTGGATGTGCCCAAATTTAGATATTTCTACGACTACACTCCCTAATGGTAAATCATAAAATGAGATATAATGACATTTTTCTTTTCTAAGTGCTTGTAATTCATATCCATCACCTTCATAATATGGTTTTGAGAAAAACTCATAGTGTTTATTTGGCTCACTATATTTCTTAGTGAATAACTCTTTCATGTCATAATAATCAGATTTTAAAGAACTCCAAGATTCTTTCTCATTATAATTGACTGCTACTTTCCATACAATTTTAGATTTGGGAGTTGCAAATATATATATTGTAACGTAATCTCCTGTAAAATCTCCTTTCATGACTGCAACATAATCTCGTGCATATTCTTTGAGTGTAAAACTCTTTTTCTCCAATTTTGAAACAAAATCTGAAAGTTTCCCATCCAATGGAACGCCTTTAAATTCTAAATGCTGCAATTCTTGGGCAAAAGAAGATATTGCCATGAGAAAAAAAAATGTCAGAAATAATATTTTCTTCATATTCATGTGTTTTTAGTTATACAATGCAACAAATTAACACAGAAAAACACAAATAAGCAAATTTTACTCGATTAATTTGAACTTAGAACCGCATTTGGGGCAGATTATAGTGTTTTCTTCCTCTTTTTGATCACCTACTAACTCTGAAATAGTAACTTCAAGTGCATTCGCTATATCCTTTAATTTGTCTAAACTAGGATTACCAACTATGCTCTGATTTAAAGCAGATGCAGAAACGCCCATTTTCTTCGCAAGTTCCGCTTGGCTAATGCCCTTTTGCTTGCATATTTCTTTAACTCTTAACATATACCTAAATTTTATTATTTGAGTGCAAAAATACAATTATTTAGTTATTTCTAATATAAACACCATACAAAATTTAGACAAAGATTAACTATTAACATATTTTACATATAAAATCAATGCTGTATTATTTAGATATACCTATATTTGCATCATGATAATTTAGATATAGCTAAAGATATATGAAACGCTACAACTTATCCCAAATAATGAAATCCGCTTGGCGCTCTTACAAACGTGCCGGCAACGAAAGAACATTCTCCGAATGTCTGAAATCAGCTTGGAATCTTGCGAAATTGCAAGAATACTGCTCACCGGAAGCGGTGAAGGCTAGAACGGATCAGTTCTTGGCGGAAAGACATGAAGCTATGAGCAACACTGCTAAGGCCACAATGGATAAGGGGTACAATAATAAGAGCATACCGACATCGGCTTACTATACGGCTAGTACTGGAAGATACGGTGCTCATTACGTAGGAGATTAACCATTAAAATATACGAATATGCCAGAAATTACAATCATTGTATTATGCCTGCTTGCCGGATATAAGATGTTCGGCAATGATAACGACAGGTTTTTCATGTGCTAAGCAAGAGCGACACGATAGTATCAACACATTAAATAAAATCATTATGGAAACAAGAAGTTTGGAATTATGGTCTACCGATAGGATTGATTTGGTAGAAGCGAAAAACGGTCAAGCCGTGACCTCTTCTTTGGTGGTTGCGGATTACTTCAGGAAGGCGCACAAAGATGTACTTAGGTCGATTAAAATGCTGGATTGTAGCATATTATTTAACCAGCGCAATTTTGCGCCCGTTGAATACAGAGATAAAAAGGGAGAAAATAGACCTATGTACTACATGACCCGTGACGGCTTCACCTTCCTCGCCATGGGTTTCACCGGAAAGGTAGCCTCCCAGTTCAAGGAAGCCTACATCAACGCCTTCAACGAAATGGAAGAGAAGCTCCGATCCGAGCGCTGCACCAAGTACGCAGAACGCATCGTCAGAAAGCAAATCAAGGAGTTCAACCAATCATTGCAACAAACGCTCGCCAGTGGTCGCAAGAAGCACGGAAACACTTACGGTGGATTGATACCCTACGGAAAGGAAGAAGTTGCGTACAACCCGAAAGAAAGCATGGAATCGAATCTAAAGCGGATATTCGGTCAAGTACATGAGATGTGCAAGGATGGATTCTTGATGTCCGCACTCGCTGTCGAGACAAACAAAATGCTACAAGAGCTTATTAACAAGAAATAGAGTAGTCAGGGGGATTCGGCCTGGCACATTAGTTGACGCCAATCAGCGGGAAAGGGTAGCTTCAGGGCTGCCCTTTCTTTATTCCCGGATAACTCAAATAATATACTTTTTGTGTTCAATCAGTGCATTTGCGACAGTACGTGAAGCTCTTCTGCTAGTTATCTCACAATCCGCATTTCCCTGAATATCTTTTCTTTCTATTTCATCAGAAGCGAGAGCTTCTATTAGACCGACCGCCGCAAGCTCAACCTTACTCATGTTATCACGTATGCTTTGATTTTTAGAAAGCCCTTTCTTTGCCCGGATCACATTGGTAGTTCCTCCATAAAGAGGTTCATATATGGCATTGGTACAATTACGAAATCCATCCCCGGATACGCCATGAGCCGCCAATGTTCTTGTGAACATATTCCTGGTTCCGATAGATTTTAGGCGTTCAGCAGTCCAATCAGCAGACTTTCCTCTCTTTTCATACGCTTTTATATAACGTTGTCCGATTAGATCTGGATTCTTTTCTTCTTCAATACGCTGGAAAAATGTTTCATTAACTAAGACTCCTAAATCAGGATCTAAATATTGAGCGTACTCAAATGCTATTTGTTTATGAGCATAGGAACCTCCTGATTTTCCACGTTTTACTTTTAAAAGGTAATTCTGGGTTACCTTTAAAATCCTTTCTGTAGCTTGAATAAATCCCTTAGTTTGCTCTTGATCTAACCAGAACTTGGGAGCTTTTGTTGTAGGGCTTCCTGCCGCCTTCCAAAGATCAGTTAAAGATAATAAATCTCCATCTCTACCAATATTTTCTAAAATATTAGCATCATACTTTTTAATTTCTGCTTTCTTTTTCATAGATTTGCATTATTAAAAGTTAATACTATCCCCATCAGCGGCTCGGACACTTCCGCTTTTGGGGATTTTAATTTGTCCGATTTTGTAGCAAGCGAGGATTCGAACCTCTCACGCCTTACCGACTTGCTGAACCTGCCACGCCTGGCATATAAAAAAGCGCCAAAGGCAAGCTCCTCACTTCTCACCGATGGCGTTATATCTTTCAGCCGTGAGGATAGCCGTATTATTTTCCATGCACAAATTTATTTCATATCCAATTATAAGCCTAAAATTTTCACTTCCGGAAAACCACAATTCGCTTATTGTGGTTTATTTGTCTTTTGAGCTAAAATCGAACTATACATTAAAAAGACTGCAACGATTTACTATTTTGTTCTATTTTTCCTCTTATTTTTGTATAACCCCCGTAATTTTTCTGACTATACATCCTCATTACTGTTCTTTTTGACTGATTCAGAAGATATAGAAGCCTCACTCTTTTCTTCCTCCTCAATCTCTTTCAGGACTTCATCGACCCTTTCAGCATTACCGGCAAACAAAATTCCCTCTCTCCGGGACCATACTTTACCATCTATTGCACTAACTGCCGTTGTTACCCGCTCGTCAATATCATCAATCATGTACGGAACCAAATCCACATCAATATCAATAGTCTGGGACGCCTTGTCAAACTCGGATGGGTTAATATCCGCCAAAGCTGATACCAAGAAGTTCACCCTCCGTTGAAAGAACTCTCCAATTACTTCCGCATGATTAGATACCGCCATGTGCGCACCCATAAAAATATACCTGAACGCTTTCCCTGAAATGGCATTTCCAAGACCTTTCAATTCTTGCGGTGATATACGTGGGGTATTCGTCAGGTCGTATGCCCTGTTAGTAAGCCCTTCGAGTTCCAATTTAACCGTATCAGGAACCTGATTCCAGGTCAGATATTGAGCGTTTGCCTTATCTCCGGTCAATTGTATGATTCTGTTGCGTTTCTTCCCTGTAAAGCCTGACACGTCCCCAAAGAGCATTAAATACGGGAAGAAGTGGTAGTCTATACAATCGGCATAGCTTGATAATATCTTCTCTATGCGTACACGTATAGTCTTTATCTTATGGCAATAAGTCTCCGGACGATAACCATATAAGACAGGGAGCTTTTTAAACCCGTGCCTGAAAGACTTCTCCTCTACCGCTTCCCACCCATTCGTATTTTCCCACTGGTAAACATGGGTAGCGGTAACAGTTTGAAAGCATACTATTTCTACATCGTCCAGATCTTTCTTTTTATATTCACGTGAGAAGGCAACCAAATCTCCGGCATCATCAAAGAAGGGGTAAAGTTTATCTCCCCTGAATGGCGACCATATTACGCTGCGTAGCTTATTTTGCGGTCTCACACTTCCTCCGAAAGCCTTCTGTATTTTATTCCAGAATTTAGTCCAGAACGAATCATCTTTGACTGCATACCAGTATTCGGCACATTCCTGTTCAGAAAGCCAGGAACGAACTATGCGTTTATTCTGGTACTTTATTTTATTCTTCTTCAGTACTTGCTGGATAGCATAAAATAACCCTTTTTCGTCCTCATTAGACGGAGCGCAATCCATCTTAGGCTCAACTCCTACCGTAAATGCTGTTTGAATATTGGTTATATCCTGTTCTAACGGGATAGATATACGGTTGCACGGCTCTGTACGTTTTTTAGCTGGGATAGTAGTGCTTTTACCGGTACTATCATTCCATTCTTCCCTTTCTTTCTCTTCAACAACTTCGATGTCCGGGTATTTTTCTTTATCCACAATGATTTCATGCAAATCAGCGTTCCAATCCTTCCAGTTTTCACCGGTATTGGGTTCCTCCGTTTTACGCCCTTTCTTCAAATATTCGATCTTCTGATCTACATCTTCTAATGCTAAAATATCCTCTAATGTCATAATGTTATATTTTAATGATTAAACGCTTCCAACCCTTTTGATATAGATTTTCTTCCCATCAACTCCATCATGCAACAATATCTAACCTCATCAATTATATGATTAAAATCATCTACTGGAATATTCAGCCATTTCCCATTTTTATCTTGTTGATATGTATAGTTGTCAAGTTCTTTTTTAGCATTTATAGACCCCTCTGTTATATATATTTTCTTCGATTTCATAAAATCTATGCCTGCCTCCACAGATCCATGATATTTATTTACCGGTCTTATATTAAATCCTGCATTATATATTTCAGCGATAAGGCGAGGATCGGCACTCTCTGACCATATATTGAGCTTAGGCATCCGCTTAAACTCCTTGATTATGTCAGAAGAAAGCATATTGGTTCTATAAAACTTCTCATCAATGTATATAGCATTATCTAAAAATCCGTTTTCAGAACAAGCTGTGGGGTCATTTGTGTAGCCAAAATCAAGACCATACCACCTTCTCTTAACCCAGATAGGAATTTCTTTTATAACAGTATAGTTCTCAAAAATAAGTCCTTCAATTTTAGCTCTTTTACCCAAGCCATATATCAACCATTTACGCTTATCTGCAGTACCCTGTGAGTAATTATACTCTGTTGGTTCATAAGATTCAATCTTTCGTCTCATATTAGCTGGTATAAATGGGTTATCGAGCATAGTAGAATGATCGAAGAAGCAATCTTCACGAGGACACACATTTTCATAAATCCAATGCTCTTCTGCAGAAGGATTGTAATCAAGAACAGAGAAACGTGCACATCTCTGTTCTAATTGGTCAAAATCATCTTTAGAAGCTTCCATCGCCTCATTTATCCAAAAAATATCAGTAGTCAATCCATGCAATCTTTGTACATCGTCAAGCCCAACAAATTCAAATGAAGTAGAATACATCTGAATAGTCTTTAGGGTGTTGTTTATCCTACATACATTATACAAGCCAATCTCAAGAAGTATATTTTTAAAATCTGTCCATACAGTAGAAGATAACCAAGTACTCTTCTTTCTTGCTATTACAATACGATTTGGTCGCTGCCAGTTACTAATTGCATAAACAATAAAAAATTGTATCAGCGAATATGTTTTTGAGGATCGTGATCCTCCTTCAAACACATATACGTTAAACCTATTGCTATTTAAAGCAACCATCGCCCGGTGAAAAACAGGAGTACAACTTATATTTAAATTAGCAGCTTCCACTATTATTCAAATTAATTTGTTTATCCTGAAGTTCTAAATCCTCTTTCTTATTATAAACCACATTGACATTAACGTTAGCCGGAGGTGCTATGGATGATCCGTTAGAGGTTACATCCATCTTTTCTGGAGCATCCCAACCAAACATCTTACAAATGCGTTCAATAGCTTTTAGCTTATCATGAAGTTCAATCTTTACATATTCAACATCTACAATTTCTGGATCATCATTTGTCCCAATGTTCTTTTTTAAAATCTTAGTTGATATACTTTTTATTGCAGACTTCTGCCTAGGAGTAAGGTTTTCAAATTCGGTTCTTTCTACCCAACTATTATGCATATTTGCTATAGAAGAAAAAGCGATATTAGATAATTCCTCTAGTATCTTTTCTTTGGTTATATCAGACTTACTTTTTTGTTCTTCTTGAAGCTCTTTTATCCTTTGGGAAACCTTTGGGTTATTTAATAGTTTAGATGATTCTTCCCAAATTTGTTTTTCTTTCATCCTTGAGCAAGAATATGCACGCCTATAAGCCTCGGACGCATTTCCGCACTCAATATAGTAATTGCAAAAATTTTCCTGTTTTATTGATAAACCCATAGCTATCGTATATCTATCCTTATCATACCATTGTCTTTCAACCGAGATACAATTCCAGTGTAAATATACTCTATATCCTTCCGAAAGTCCTTATAATTATTGTAGAGAACAACCACAGTTTCGATATTGTGGGAAATAAATGTTTTATCGCTGATATTTACCGATTCGGCAATCTTATCCCGAAGTCCTTTTGGCATTCTTCCACCGGCCAATACACTGGGAGCATAAAGGAAAAGAATAATAAATATAAACTTTTTTCTGATATGAACGCTATCCTTATTTCCCGGACAATCCCTAAAATCCTGTATTTCGCAAAACCATTTATATATGGATGGAATATAATCCAGATCTGACATAATAGGAGCAGATAATTCAGACTCTCTTTCCGACAATCTGGATTTCTGCTCTCTGATAGATTTTAACTCTGATATTTCTGAAAACATAGTACGATTATTTAAAAGTAAATAGTATATTTGTACTATGAATTAGGGAAGGGCGTCTATCTGGTGGTTCGGGTGACGCTCTTTTACTTTGTGTTCTTTCCCCATATTTTCGCATTATACAAGGAATAAGCCCATAACTTTATCTCTTCACTGGTGTCCAGGAATTCCACTTTCATGGCTTCCTTCATACATTCCGCCAGTAGGTTGCTGTCTTCTTGGTTCATAACTTTGCTTATTGGCATTGCTATTCCTCCCTTAGTCAACTAAAACAAACTCGTAAGCAAATACAAACGGGTTACTTTCCCATGTGCCTTTGCCAGAAACTTTATCTATCAAGAACGCAAAAGCTTGTTGAGCTACATCTGTTGACAAGTATCCTCTTTTTGTATGAGGGGTATGATATATCTTTATTCCATCATTATCAGTGTACGCATGAATAATCCCCTCTTTCAAGCAATCTTCATCGGATATATCCTGTAGGCGTTCAACCTTGATCCCGGTAATTTTGATATGGTGGGGCATTAGGTCGGCTTTCACAAACATCTTATTTCCCCAACCGGGATATAATTTCAGTTCAGGCAATATAGAATCCAAGTATTCTAAGTAAGCCGCATTTTTCCCTTTTCTATGGAATCGGTCAACATCCATATAACTTTGCGCAATGGCAACAACTTCACCAAGTTTATATTTCGGCAATATCTCGCCCATATCAAACTCTCTTTCATCTGCATCGTACATACAAGGAAAGCCAACTATCTTTTTATCAGAAGGACTTCTGTGTATATTGAATCCTGCGACCCATTCTCCCCTAAAAGTTCTTGGACATTTGATTATCCTTCTCGTCATAGTCTTTCGACCATCCAATACGGCTTGGGTTAAGTCAAATTTATCATTGAACATTATTTTCTTCATGATTATTCCTCCTCGGTTAAATATGGATTATCGTAAATGTTACCTACAACCTCTTCCGTTACATTATAGTTACAGAATGGCAATAATTCTCCACTATACTCTCCGATATATCCAAAACATCCGTCTTTTATGCCTACTTTATTGTATATATTTTCATATCCATCGTTGCCCATAAACAATATATCTCCTTCATATATTTCTTTTCCATTCTTGTCAAGCAATCCGGTGAACTGACCTACGGTTTCGGGAATGACCTCACTTCTATTAAACATTTCAGTAGCTTCGCATCCATATTGGGAAAGTTTCTTGCTGAAAATAGCCATTTCACCACTTTCGTACTGAATCAAGTCACCAAATATCCATTCGTCATTTAAAACTGATTTTCCTCTGAATTTTATTTCACGTTTCATAACTGTTTTAATTTAAAACCTACCATTCCTATCTACCATTCTCCTTTTAGCATCAGTGGCTTGCTTTTTGGGGAATTTCCCGTGCCACTTCCCCGGTATCATGCGTGGATTCTCTCCCTTGCTGTCAAATATCAATTTTCCACACTCCGAACACAACGGCTTTCCTTCAAATTCCTTTATACTTGCATCATACTCTATGGGGAAGAGTTTATGCACAACAGCCCAATAATCGGATGTGGCTGTATTCTCAACACAACCACATTTGCTACAAATAAACAGTGCCATAATCAATACAAATTAAGTTATTTAACTATCGTCATTTCCCTTTCTTTAAATCTTCACAATGCAACTTATAAGCATAGGCAAACATCTTCAAAGTAACAGGCTCAAAGTGAAAGTCTGCTTGTTTGCCATCTACTACAACAGAAACACATAAATCTCCATCACAAAAATCAATATATGCCATAGCATCGTCATTCCCTCTGATAGAAAAGGTCTGTGTCTGTATACTATCCATGACTCGCCTCCTTTTCTTTAAAGTGCTCTAGTACATCTCTGTTGGCTTCCAGTATTTCATCGAAAGACGGAATATTTTCTTTGCTAACATAATAAAATGTTAACCCCCTACTAATCATAGGTGAACACCTTTTTAACGAATTGAAAATGGACGTTGTAGGAATATGCATTTTAGTTGAAGCTTCTTTTATTGAATTGAAAATGTATGCTGTATCTCCACATATACAACAAATCATTTTTCTATAGCTGTCAGTTGCGTGTCCGTAAGAGTTATTATAAGACCGTGTGCACCATTCTAAGTTATCAATATTATTGTTTAAGGGATTTTCGTCTTTATGATTGACCATTTCCAAGTTTAAGGGATTTGGTATAAATGTTTTTGCTACAAGTCTATGGACTAACATTAGTTTGCTTTTCCCATTTATCCTAATCGTTACTTGTACATATCCATGAGAGTCTATAGACCCTTTCATTATTTTGGGATATTTTCGTTTTCCCCATCTACTAAAAAAACTTCTAACACGCCCAAGATTGCTAACTTGATACCCAAACAAGCCGTCTATATCTTTCCAAATCTCTTTCATAGTATCATTTGTTTAAAAGTTCTTCAAACTCCGCAATGATGCAATCAGCATCACCGCCATGTACCCAGTTTTCTAAAACAGAGGAAAGGACCTCTATTGATTGCTTTGCATGCCATTCTGCACCAGCCATAAAATCTTTTTGCGTCTCTTTGTATAAAACACCTTTATCATCAGGATCATATAGCCCATCAGCGTATTTTTTTGCTGCTTTCTCTAATGCCTGTTTCATAATTGATTTGTTATGAAGGTTTCTGTAATGGTTCTAAATCACATTCAGGCGCCCAACCTAAAGACTTCGTACCATCCCAAACATTGTATAACCATTCATCTACATATCCCTTCTGTGGGTTGAAATCAGAATGATAAGCGTTAATTATCTCAACCTCTTTGCCAATCTCTAATTTATTTGGATGATTGGCAATCTTTACTTTTTCTCCAATTTTAAATTTTGCTTCCATTATTTCCGTTTTTTAGGTGGTATATAAATCGGTGATACTTTCCCTTTATTTTTTTTATTTATGCCATTCATTCGGTCAACCGTCTTTTGATTGAAGATGGTAGAACCGGCAAGACCTTTGATATTCTTTCCCATATATGCTCCTTTCTATTCTTATTTTTAATTATTCGACTTGTTCCTCACCTTCACGTATTAGGGCAAAAGGTAGTTTGGTACCACAATTCACACAATAAGCTGTTTTACTCTTGTTTAAGGAAACTCCATCGGAATATTCCCCACCAGAATATGTACCGTCAGAATTATGTACACTTGTGTAACTCATTCTAAACAGATCACTATACTGATAACCGTAAAAACCATTGCAATAAGGGCAAGGAAGCGGTTGTGCTTCAGTTACTTTTATGGAGATTTTTTTGCTCATTTCTGTTCTTGTTATGAAGGTTGTTTACTAATACACTCTGGTGATTTGCTACCCATTGGATTCATATTCTCATCATAGTAAGTCGCAGTGTACATAGTTTCTTTAATCTTATGCTTACCACACTTACTACATATATAGGTAAATGGAGCATCAAAAGGCTCTACCCATTTATGACGGTACTTATTTGTTGATTTATTCATTTCTATTCTTGTTTTACGCAATTCTTGAATATTCTTCAAGAACTTGCAAGGTTTTACTCTAATTGAGTCGTACATATTTACCTGCGATATCGCAAGTTCTTAATATATCGGCATTATCTTCACCGAAAGCGATTAGGATACTTCCGCAACCGGGCGAGTCCCCACGAGTCCCATCAGGCCGGAAGAACCTAATCCGGTTACGCAAAAACTTCATCGCTGTTGCCTTTTCGAATATGACATCCTGAAACATCTTTGAATCACAACGATTGAAAAGTAGAGCGATACCATTGCCATGCTCTGCCATCCGTTTAACGAAACGTTCAATAAGAGGACGGGAGTAAGGAGGGTTTAGCCAAACACGACCAAACCATTCTTTTAATAGACCATCATCATTTTTGTTGTACATTTGTGTAGCTGTTTGCCAAAGCGGTTTAACCGGAGCGCATGGATCTAAATCGAACTTTCCCAATGCGTCTATAATTTCTTTTGGCGTGTACCATTCATCGGTGGTATTAACCGATTTCTCAAAGGTTGTATTCATTGAAAATATTTTAATTAATTGTCCAATTCTTCTATTCTTTTAAAAATTTCATATACCAGCTGGGGGCACATTGAATTACCATAAGCGTGAAACACCTCTTTTATCAGTCGAGATTTGCCATGCACTTCAAGTGATTTAGAGGAAAACCCATAATCCACGCTACAAACTGGTGGTTGACCAGCCCACGTAGCCCCAACCGATAAAGATGTTCCGGCAAACAGCCTGCGCTCCTTGACAATCGTCTTGCATACATCGGAGAAGAAAGATTCTCCCTCCGGTAATCGGACGCTGTCGGAGTAAGCAACCAGGTAACACCTGGCTCTTCTTTGGGGCGCGCCTGCGTCTGAAGCGTACATAATCTTCCATTCCGCATTGTACCCCAGTCTGGAAAGCGAATGGAGGATTTTTGCAAAATCTCTTCCGTTGTTAACTCTTGTGATATTGGCAACGTTTTCTGCAACAACCCATCGTGGACGAATTTCATCAACCGCTCGGCACATGTGCCACCATAATCCGGTTCTTTCTCCTTCAAGTCCGAGTTGCCCTTTTCCTCCCATCTGCTTTGCCTTACTTGCATCTTGGCAGGGGAATCCGCCTGTAAGGATGTCCACTCGGTTTCGCCAAATATTGAAATCTGTTTTGGTAATATCTGCATAACTTGTACCTTTAAATCGTTTTTCCAAAAAGCTCCGGCAGAAATCATTTATTTCACAATGGAAGAGGTTTTCCCAGCCCATCCATTCGGATGCAAGTTCCGGAGCTCCAATGCCACTAAATAATGAGCCGTGAGTTTTCTTCATTATCATTCATCGTTTAATTAATTGTATACATCCATCAGGCAGTCCGCTATCGCATACACCACCAGGTAAAATAAGATGTTCACTCCTAGGAGAAGGAGGATGTTTAGGAGTATTCTCATCTGCGGGAAGATCCTTTCAATTCGATTACATTAAACATCTCATTAATGCGATCAGCGATATATGCACCATATCGATCCTGAATCTCTTCTATAGAAAGATTGGTCGTTATATGAGTTTTACACTCGTATCTCAATTCATATCGACATTGAAGAATATACTGCATAACATTCAACTCCGTGCCAAAATGCTTAGAAGGAATAGGTTCCCTTCCTAATTCATCAAAACAGATCGTCCTAGGGATTCCACCATTGTAAGTATACAGCTCCAAATAATCCCGTCCTTTCATCGAGAACCCAGTAGCAACATAAGAGGCGGAATCAATTCTGAATCCTCCAATGGGATAATCCCCGGCATCACGTCCTCCAATAAACCATAAGTATTTATTTAGAATTTGCATTATAGTTGATTTACCGGTCCCGTAATCTCCTGTTAGCAAAAGGCCTTTCCTAGTCCCCGAATCACCTTCTGCATAGAGAAATATATCATTCATTATCTTTCTAAAAGCCCCTTCAACTTTAAATCCCGGACAAACAAAGCGGCAGCATTCAGCAAACACTTCTGCTCGTCTCTTCTTGTCATTTATCAATGTTGTAGGTGGCAGTTGTGCGGATAACAGCTTTCCTATCGGAATCGGAGTTACCGGCCTTATCCTTGTTTCCATTTCTTGCTTGATTTACAATTTCGTTATATTTTGAGTTAATTATAGCTACGCTAAAATTCTTCAATATCCAATCATCGTGTATTGATGATAACAAACTTTGAAGAGCGTACAATAGAGAATCATCATCAACAGGCATACCTTTCTGATTCCGGGAAAAACTAATCTTCTTAAGAAGTTTACTCATTGATCCAGCGTCTTTCTCGGTCCAATAGTAATCTGTGCCAAAAGTCGATTTCACATAAGATTCAAAAACAGAACGAGATTTTATATTTATCCCCTCCCCCTCGGGGGGTATGGGGGGATTATTATTATCTATTTCTTTATCTTTCTTCTTCTTATTGCCCCTAGCCTGCCCCAATTCTTCCATTTTTTTAGCCATTTTTTCAGCAGTTGCCCTTAGCTCTGCCCTTATCTCGCCCAAAGCATTGTTAAACTCGCTGATTTCTTGGCTGTTATCTATGCCCCTATCTATGTCCTCACCCTTGCCTTTGACAGGATTATACTCATCATAGTTGCATAAAGTTATCACAGTCATGCCTTGTTTGTTACAAGTCGTTATCATGCCTCTCTTTTTCAGTTTAGCAAGGAAATAGCGTACTTTCTTTTCAGACCATTGCCAACGCTTCATCAAAAACGATATAGATGCTGGATATTGACCTCTTGAATAAGAGATTTCCCGACCTCCGATGAGTTCGCTGTACGCCTTGTCGGTTGCCTCAAATCGTGCTGACTGAATCAAGTCAAGCCACGCTTCGCACTCCGAAAACTCACGGGCTACCTTCCACATTTCATTCGAGAAAAACCTGCGGCTTAGCCTCAAAAATCCTTCATCCATAGTTAGAATCTCACGTTTGTTAATTGTCTTCCTTTAGAGCAAACTACCCATTTACCATTACCGCTATCAAACAACCGTAAATCAGAGACTTCGCCAAAACGTTTGATGTTACCACATAAATCCACAATCCATCCACATTCTTTGGAAGGGTGGGGGCGGATAGCCCGACCGACTATCTGATACCACATAGCAAGTGACATCGTAGGACGTGCCATAACGATTGTATCAAGCTCTGGATAATCAAAACCCGTAGTAAGTACTCCAACATTAGCAACTACCGGAATTTCGCCTGATTTGAATTTATTAAGTATCATTTCACGGGTAGCCTTTGGAGTGTCACCCGAAACAATTGCACATCCTGGTATTGACATCGTAAGCCGTTCGGCTTCTTTCAAGAACCGAGTAAATACTAAAATGCCTTTTCTCTTACCACCTGCTTTGGGGGTCATCAGCCTTTGAACGATATGAACGAGATAACCATAGAAGTCTATCCGTTCATATTCTCGTTGAACTGATTTATCGGTATAGTCGGCACCGGTGGTATTTACTTTCAGGTTAAGTTCATTCCATCCTGAAGGATTCATTGGATAATAGTTTAGCTTCGCCAAGTAGCCCATATCTAATAGGGTTGATACCTGTACATGGTAAATGACCTCTGAAAAAACATGAGACTTTGTCCGGGTGATGAATTTCAGCATAGAACCGAAATTACGACTGGATGATAACCGATAAGGCGTAGCTGTCAGCCCAAGAACCTTACACTTCACCGCATCGAAGAAATCCTTATACATTCCTTCTTTGGGGTTTACCAAATGACATTCATCCACAATGATGTTTTTGAAGTGAGTAAAGAGTTCGGGATGAGCTTTCACAGAACCGATGGTAGCAAATGTTATTCGGTTTATCTCCTTTGAGTTGAAGGAAGCAGAATAGATGCTACAGTCGAGAATGCCGTATGAACATAGTTTTTTGAAATTTTGCTCGAGTATTTCCTTACTCGGCTGGAATACTAAAGTATGACCCTCAAGTCTTGCAGCTATATCCGCAATGATAAGCGACTTTCCCGATCCTGTAGGCAATACCATGATGGCGTTAGTTTTCTTTGCCTTGTTGCTGAAGAAAGAAACGGCTGAATCAGATGCTTTCTGTTGGTAATCACGTAATATGTAACTCATATTCCTTTCTCCTTTCGTAGTTTCTTATTAAGTGCTTTGTAATACTTGATAAGCTGCTCATAATCAAAATCTGACATCTTAGAAGTACCAGCAGCTTTCACTTTCAGCAAGTCAAATTTCTGTTGCCCGATTTTGGCTATCAGATTCACCCGATATCCTTCCAGATGATCAGCTTTGAACCTATTGCAGTGACGGCATTCGGCATGGCAGTTATTCTCATCAAACCGTGTCGCCAAATGTGTACGACTGAAGTAGTGCCCGCAATCGGCTTGCTCAAACGGTTTTATCTGTCCGCAACTGATACAGCGAAAATATCCGTTCGGCATACAATCGCGAAGCCGGATGAAAAGGGAAAACTCTTTGTCGAGTTTAGCTTTCAAATCCGGCTTCTTCTTTACTGTTACCCCTGCTTTATCAAACAGAGGTAAAGGCTTGTCTTTTTTCTTAGCTTTGGTTCGTTTAATGTAATACGGCATTGTTTATAATTTTAGTTTGTGGTGGCAGCAGGATTCGAACCTGCAATGCTTGGCAATCTTCTACATCTTCCGTGTAACACTGGATTGGTTCGTTTTACAATGATGCCCAGTTTTCATAACATCGTAACCAAGTCTACTAAGAGTTGTCAGCGTCTACCAATTCCGCCATACCACCAACCATCTTATACTTCTATAATTACAATATCCGGTGCAATCTGTCTGATCTGCTCCAACTGTTCATCAATGACTTTATTCTTGTATTCCTCGATGGCCTCATTCGCACCGGCAGACACAAGAGATAAAGAAACATCCCGACCGTCCACATCAGCGTAAATTTCGACTTCTATCTCTTCACAGGCAAAACCTTTGAAAAGAGGGATGTTTAGTTTGAAAGATTTTGGAAGATTGGAATCAACCACCTGTGAGTAGTTATCCACCTTACTGCCATTTTCCTCCTTACTGCGTTCGATGTCTTGGTTTACTTTTGCCTTGAAGTTTTTCAAAGTAGAAACAAGCATCATATTTTGCGATTTATCGGTAAAGAAAGCACGGTGCATCTTTAAGAACTTGGACAACTTAATAGGTTCCCATTTCTTTTCGGTATTGATGCCGAACTCCATCATTTCTTTGGAGGTTTTCAGTTCACCTCTGATGTCTGATTGGTAATAGTTCGTTTCGTCAACCGTCAATGCTATCCCCATCACATCACGGTTTACAATGATGTTCGACGCTTTCTGGTTGATTAATTCAATGCGCTTTTCCAACCATCTGAAAGGAGTGTCGATAGTCCCACTGATAACTACTCTTTCCGGTTCTTTTGGGTCGAGTACTACGGGTGCTTCACCCTCTCTCAATACTACTTCAATAGGCGTGCCATTATAATCTTTCGGTACAACCACGTTTAATTTGTTTTCGCTCATGATTCTGTTCCTGTTTTACGGTTAATATTAAAAATTGTTCTTTGCATTTCCTGCGGCATGATAGGACGGGAATAAACCAGCTCACCAAGTTTGTTGTAATACCCGGCCATCTTTTCTTCATGATAGAGAATTTTCACACACTCTTCATTTTCAACATATTCAGAGCCCTTCTTTATGTTTTCAAGAAGTTCCTGTTTTCTTTCATTTAAAGGCTTTAATTCAGCCTTAAATGCTTCCATAGCTTCTTTTTTCTCAATCTCAATATCATTAATTTGAATTGAGGTTTCAGCAAGAGATTCTTTCTTTTGCGCTAATTCATCCGGTGTAAAACGGTGAGTATAGCCAATCTCTTCCACTGCATCGGCATTGTCCTGTAAGAACTGCCATCTATCCTTTTCGGGGATTTCTTGACCTAAAAATTTGTCCATAAAATAAAATGATTAAATAAATTCTTTGTTACGTTCAATTTCTTGCTGGGCATATACCAACATTTGATGTTCATTAGCAGCCGGTAGATAAATATCTGCCTGTGCCGTGCTCCAATTACGAAAACGCTCAATAGATAAAGTCATTTCCCCTGTTGTCAGTTCTGCCGAACTGCGTAAATAAGTTACTTCTTCACCTTTCTTGTTGATCGTTTTGCGTTCAAACAAATCACGGTTGCAAGTTCTCTTATAGAAGTCAATTTTGGCTTCGTCAAGGCTACAACCGTACTCACTACCGAAATATCCTAAAAGAAGATGTAAGTAGCTGTTTTGGGCAAGCGTGCGGTTAGGAAGTTTCTTTTTCACTTCCACCACCGCACGTTCACTAAACAGCTTGTTTACATACTCTTTGAACTTGGGTATTTGATATTCATTCTTCAAATCGAAAATCATTCCAAACCAAATATTTTTTTATCTATAATATAGTCCCGATTTTCCTCTATGAATTCTATAAACCGTTCAACATGAGCGGTAAGCAACTTAACTGTCTGCTCATGATTATATGTATAATATTCAGGATAACGAACACCGGTTATCAGGGGATTCCGACTAGTTCCGCCTTTTAAATGGAAAGCAGTATATTCAAAAGCCTTAATATTATCCATTTGACCGGATGCAATTAAACAATATGGATATACATGTCTTTGCCATCCATGTTCATACTTTCCAAATTGATAATTAGAGGTAGATTTAATATCATAAACAACATCCCTTATTAACTCATCTATATATCCATATAATTCCACTTCTCCATAACAGGTGGGAAGTATTGCAGAAACCAATACTTGAGACAAGGCGTTAGCAAAATATTCCGACTGTTCAATACACCAGATCCTATCAAAGAGGAAATGTCTTTCTGGAGATATATCTGTGGCAGGAAAATCAACCTGAATAATATTGGTTTCTTTATCTCCAATTATAGTATATGGTTCACGCTCATTAGGAATATGGTTTTTCTTATGAATATAACAATCTATGATGGCATTAAAAGCCGTACCCTTATCTGATGCTTCACTTTCAAAGGGAACACGATTTATGGCATCTAATAGGCTTTGTTTTAGTTCTTCCTCTATCTGTTCCGGGCTCTTCTTATATTCTCCTGTTTCAGCATAAATATTCCAAAAACTTTCAACTTGTTCGTCTACTCTTAGATATTGAGTGAATTTATCAAGTAGCGTCGGATATAGTTTATACTTAGGCCGCAGGTTCATATAGATTCGATGCTTTGTTAAATTTCAAACCTAGTTTCTTACATTTTTCATTAAGTAGGATACTACCACGTAATTTACTATCAAAGACATGTGTCATATTTAAGATAGCCGTTCTTGCTTCATTGGCGGAAACCTGGTCTGTAACCTGCTCCACAGTATCACGGATTGCATCAACCACTGTATCATATACAGATGATAATTCAGTTTGTTTTGCTTGATACTCCTTATATGTAAGAATAACATTTGTCATAAAATCATTCTTTCCTGTTATTTGCCCGGAAGAATCAATAATGACAGGTATTTTTATACGTGATGGAAGATTACAAGTATTTTTACCATAAAACTTTTCACATGGATCAAAAGATATAGTTCGATCTTTTCCTATAGCTTCCATATACCCGACCAGATCAAGTTCTTTTATTAAATCTCCTGCAGATGAACCACCAATTTCTGGACGAATCTGTTTATCATCCCCATTCTTTTCTTCACGCTCATGAGCTACGAATATCACAGATTTTCCCATAAGAGAAACCTGATTCACAAAATTAATGAACATATTTTTCCGAACTCCATACCCTTGAAGAGACAATGTTCCATCCGCTTTCTTCATTTTAGGATTGGTTTGCATAATGAATTTATCCATGAAAGAAAGCATTTTGCCCGCTGTATCAATAACAATAGTATCGAATTCTTTTATTTCCTCGGAGGATAATACTTCATTCGTTTCTTCCCAACTGGTTATTTGGACAGTAGGGACACGATGAGCTGCATTTACACGGTGAATACCACCGTCGTAATCAAACAATACAGGATTAGGAGCACTTAATGCAAGTGTTGTTTTACCCATACCTGGTTGGCCATAAATCAGTGCTGACAATGTAGTCTTAACGGTCAGCTCGTTAGGTTTCTTAATAAGTCCCATATCTTATATTATTTAAAGTGGTTTAAATTGCTCCCGGAGTGCCGATCAAAGCAAACCGGGAATAAGTTAAGATAGTCTGCGGATAATATCACCGCCATACGAATTTTTAGTCAGTTCTATAAACTCATAGACGGTAAACCTATCATTGTCTACATCTATACCTTTGTCCTTACAAAAAGCTTCTCTTCCAGCCTTGCAACTCCCAGTGAGTACATGATGCCATATAAACAAGTCTTTAGCAGAATACTTTTTAAAAAAGTTAGAGAAATGTTCTTTAAACTTAAGGATCCTTTCCTCTTCTGTACTATCATCATAAAGCTTTTCTTGCAAAGATTCAAATGCCTCATGCAGAGTATTACCATGAGAAAATTGATTATTCTCTTTTACTATAAAACAGGGAGTAAGAGATAAGTCAGACTGAAGGATAAAACCTTTTGCGAGGTTACCTTTTACATTTGTGATAATAGTAGGTATATTATCTACTACATAAATAGAATTTCCATTTATGGATTTTACGCCATAGCCATAGCCATAGCCATCGCCATAGCCATAGTCATCGCCATCGCCAGAGCCAGAGCCATAGCCATAGCCAGAGCCAGAGCCATAGCCATCGCCATAGCCATAGCCATAGCCAGAGCCATAGCCAGAGCCAGAGCCATAGCCATAGCCATAGCCATAGCCATAGTCATCGCCATCGCCAGAGCCATAGCCATCGCCATAGCCATAGCCATCGCCATAGCCATAGCCAGAGCCATAGCCATAGCCATCGCCATAGCCATAGCCATCGCCATAGCCAATATTTAGAAACTGTTTTATTCTATCTTCCATTACCTTGCCCATACCGGTACACTTTCAATAGATTTTACAGCTTTATCCGAACACGGGATAATTTCAATCACATCCAAAATCTCTATTTCTGGAACCGTAACTGTGAATTTGCATTCAGATGGGTTAGTCGTACCATTAACAGCTAATTGAGATATACTAGCAGCACCATCCCAATACCACAATCTACGACAATTTGCGAGCTTAACCTCACTACCATTTCTTTCTACTAACTCTCCGAAAAATACACCGGAACGATCTCCTCTTACAATTACTTTTTTCATAACTATATATTTATTAAAGTGGTTAATCGAAATAAATAAAGCGCCTATCCTCACGAACCGACGCTTCCAAAATCGTATTTAAACGGCAAAATTTTGTTCCTAGATACCGAACCAACGGACACTAGGATAGTATAGAACATGTAAAACTCAAATCAGAGGCTTGCACTCTACGACATCCTGGGGTGTCGGCATTGGGTTAATTAATAAATGAATGGTTATTTGCGATTTTTTAAAATCTCCAAAACCTTTTTTCTGTTAATTATTATTTTACGACCTTCTTGAATAATAGCTTTGTCTATTTTACCGCTCAATTTGAGATTTTTAGCAGAACAAATAGAACAGTTTAATAAAGAAGCGAGTCCTTTATATCCATATACATACTCTTCCTCTTCAATGATCTGGGGCTTTGGCACTAAGCTTTCAAATAAATCCCTAAATTCTCCAACCGTTAATTTAAACAGAGGGGTATCATCCAATATTCTTTCTACTCCAATCATTTCTATATCCTCCTATTCTTTTGATTGAACTTCTTTATAACTCCTTTCTAGTAGCATTAATATAGTAAGGACTACCATTATAGTGGCTGATATAGTCTCGTTAGTAGTCATTTCTAATTGCATTGCCAGACGCATAGACATTCCTAAAGCAATGACCGCAATTACATTCTGTATTTTATGAATTGTTTTCATAGAACATATTTTTATAGTTAAAATTATGCGGAAAACGGCTATTATATTCTTCTTGCTCTTACATAAGTTTCTACCGTTGTTCTCCTACTTCTTCTCATATCGCCTTGCTCATGAAAAAGAGAAAAGGAAAATATACCAATAAATACCCAAGCCGTAGATGCACGTACAACAGGGGAAAAATCAAAAGTAAATTCAATTCCTGAAATCCTTTCATAAAACCTACGGCATAACTGCCTTCCATTTTTGACATTAAGAATCTGAAAAGCTTTTTGTAACTGGTTATTGATAGTACTAGATGCCCGGCATTTTATTTCAGCAATTTCTTCTTTTTCTAATCCTGAAATATACATTTGGGTAGTAAGTTCGCATTCAGGAGTAAGTTCAGTTAATACTCTTTGCATGGCTATCAAATATTACTTTAGTCGAATAATAGAAGTGTATCCGGGATTTACTGTTTCCGAAACCCGAAACATCAAATCGATATTCGACTTTAATTTGTTAACCAACCTAGCTTCTCGATTTCGCCTAAAGGCTTCCGATTTAATACCATTGTGCCGTGATTTTTCAAAAGGTACTTTATAAATATCTCCCACTTTCATCATATCGAATAACTTAGTTGTTTGATAGTTCTCGTCAATTACAATTTCTTTTTCCATAAGATTAATTATTTGATTAATATTGTGGACGGTGAGAGAATCGAACTCCCCAAAACAGATTATACCGTTTAGTTCCATACAACCGCCCGTTTGCCCGCACCACTTTAGGTACGGGACTTGTCATTTACTACTAATACCAAAAAGATGTACTATCTTCGCAGACCGTACACCACGCATAACACAAACACAAAATAAAACATGATAAACAAAAAGTTTATCTCTGGAATTATTTAAACTTATTTTTTACCCAAAATCAATAACATACGGTACAATATCACTTATTTCAGCAATATTATTGCCATTGTCATCTTTTACAAGAAATTTACCTGGGAAAAACATTCCATCCGTATCTTCATAACCAGGAATACGTTGTATTTCTGAAACTACTTTTCCATGAGTCCTATCGCCTACTTGGTAAACTTCAGCTCCGGTACTGCATACAATCGAAATTCTAATAATATTATCCATAATAGTCATATTTTAGTTAGTGCCCCGATAATCTCTCTATGATCTTTTCAACGGAGTTATCAGTTACTATCTTCACTGCATAACCGTTCGAGGCATTTATTAACTTACTCACGTTGCTTCCTTCCGCTCATATCATCGCTGGTTGGCTATTACGCTATACTCCGCCTCGGCTATAATGCTTATTAGCGCAGGCTACTTTAACGTGCCCTGAACACGGCTTCATTTTTGAGGGTTAAGCCTCCCATCCCGAATTAGGATTCATCGGTTTACCGTTGTGCCCTGAAAGCGTTTCGCTCGCTTCTTTCGTAGATTCTAACCTAACAGAGCTTCGTGTTCACTTATCAAATTGAAGAGGTAATTTATGATCCATTCCTTTGGCTTATTAAAAGCGGTCAACAACTGAACGGTCTTTTCGTCTTTCTCTTCCAAGTCCTTCACGTATTGATGAAGGAAAGCCAAATTCTCGTTAATCTGTTCTGTATTCATAATTACCTCCAAGAGCTATCATAGTTAGTATATTTATTGGCAAAGAACGCCTTCAATACGTTTCCCTTGCTTGCATTGAATACAGGTTTAAAAGACTTCTTTTCCTCTTCAATCTCTCTGTATTCTTTTTGCTGTTTCTTTGCCAAAAACCAAGATTGTTTCAAAGCCTCACTCAAAGAGATACGACGATACGCTTTTAAAACATGAGAGTGTTTCATTATCTCACTGTTATTGAATTTGCCATCTTTTAAAAAACTGAATGCGTTCATAATCGTATCTTTTTAATTTTAATATAAATGTACTATTGCGAATCATTTCAAAGTTGCGTATCTTTGTAACGTTTCGATGATGCAAATATACAGAATTATTCTTATTTGCAATACAGAATAAAAAGAAATATTCTGTATCAAACATTATTTAACTATTAGGTCGGATTATACATTATTATATGGAGATATATTCAGCTACAGAAAAAGATGATATATTAAGCCAAATTATTTCAAAGGATTATATATCAATAGACAGTAATAGGGGGATGAGCATTATTGATGAGTTTCTTTTCCCAATGGGGCTTATAGAGAAGCCCTTAAAATTATCTATGCCAGACCATTATATTTGTGTATCCACACAAAAAGGAAAAGATTTTATGATAATGGGAGGATTTAAAGCACTAAAAGAAGAACAAGACAAAGAAGATTATCAAAGAAAAGAGATAGAACGCCTAACTATTGAAAATCTAAATTTACAAAATAAAGAGTTGAAATATAAAGAAAAAATAAGGCATCAAGAAAGAATAATCAGGCTACATAAATATCTAGAAGCCTTATCCTGGATTATATCACTCATAATGACATCATTCGTCATTTGGAACAAACATTAACGTGCAATTCTCTTCATAACGTTTTATTTTAAGATTATAGTCTTTCATAAGAAGAGCCAAGGAGTTGCAAATATGTTCGGTTAGTTCTTTGTCGGATAAATCGCTGTTTCTGTAATCTGAAACAGCAATTTGAACGATAGAGCGAGGGTTAGGAAGATGTTTACTTTCTCCTATTTCATTAAAAGGAATTGTAGGAAGATTCATATTTATATAATTAGATAGTTAATTGAAAATAAAAAAAATATCCGCAATAGGTTGCAGCTACTACGGATACCATATATTAAACCTCTAGCGAGGAAGTTTAACCACTTTGTCTCTGTAACATCTGCAACTTGTTACGATACAAATATACAGAATTATTCTTTATGGAGAAAGAAAAAGTCATTAAAATAATGGAGGAGATAATATCTTATCTCAAATTAAACCCTAAACAATTTGCTGAATCTTTAGGATTTGATAGACCACAAGCAATATACGATGTATTAAATCCTTCCAAAAAGGTTGGGATTAGTAAAAATATGGCGGAAAAGATAAGCTCTAAATATCCTTATATAAATAAAGCATATCTTCTCACTGGAGAAGGCAACATGATAATAAAAGAACATAAAGGTAATGTAGCTCAAGCAAATTCTGGAGTAATGAATTACTTGACTATGCCCGAATCCGGTACTCAAAAAATTATTAAGCCCACCGGCGAAGTTGAAATACAGCGACTAGACCCAAGCGACAAATCAAACTCGGGAGAGCTCGATAGGCTACAACAGCGTATTCAGGATTTAGAAAGAATCATATCTGAAAAAGACGCTACAATTAAGTCTAAGGATGATTTAATATGTGTTTTGAAAGATATGCTCAATAGGCAGTAGTATATTAGGTTTAGGTTATGTTTTATTTGTAAAATAATAGAACAGGAAAATTACAAAAAAGTTGAAGAAAATCAATACAGAAAGTAACAAATTATTATAATTTAAACGCAATAAGCAATAATAGAATACATTAATCAACAAAAATGTTATATCTTAAAACCTAACTAACGAAATTTTATATAAAAGCTATGAATATAAAAAGAAACTGCATATTCCTTTTAGACAAAGAGAAAGACAGACTGGATGCAAAAATTCGCTACAGGATAAAGTGGGACGGAAATACGGTTGCATTTAACGTCGGGCATCGTATAGACATAGACAAATGGATACCAGATGCACAGCGATGCAAGAATAACACAACTCATGGAGTCAAGAAAACGCATTCCTCTATTATTAATAGGGATATTCAAAAATACCAGGATATATGCGATACAGTCTTTTTTTATTTCGAACAGCAAAACATATCTCCAAGTTCCGAAGAATTTAAAAATGAATTTAACCAAAGACTTGGCAAAAAAGTGAAGCCGGAACGGACTATTTTTGAATATCATATAGAGTTTATGATAGAGCAAGGTCACGAAAGCCAATGGAGCGACTCCACATACAAAGAGCATAGAACAATACAACGTAGACTGAAAGAGTTTGCTCCTAAGTTAGAGTTTGAGGATTTAACCCAGAAAGGGCTTTCCAAATTTGTTGACTACCTGCAAACGATACAAGTCAATTCAAAGAAAAAGGGATTAAAGAATTCCAGTATAAGAAAGAACCTAGACAATTTAAAATGGTTTCTCCGGTGGGCTACCAACAAAGGATATAACAAGGAAATGGCTTTTACGAGCTTTCAGCCGAAATTGAAGGAGGTTAAGAATACGATTGTTTACCTTACATGGGAAGAATTAATAAAAGTATATAATTTCGAAGTTCCTTCAACCTGTCCCCATCTAGAACAAGTAAGAGATGTGTTTTGCTTCTGTTGTTTTACATCATTGAGATATTCAGACGTTGCAAATCTTAAAAGGACAAATGTATTTGAAGATCATATACAAGTAACGACTATCAAGACTTATGAGACATTAAGAATCGAGCTAAATGACTATTCAAAAAAAATATTAGATAAATACAAAAACGAAACATATAAAAGAAATTTAGCTCTTCCTGTAATATCCAATCAAAAAATGAATGATTATTTAAAAGAGTTAGGGGAGCTATGTTGCATAGATGAACCTGTATCTATTACATATTATAAAGGTGGAGAGCGATATGATGAAACTTATAAAAAGTACGAGCTTTTGACTACACATTGTGGAAGAAGAACATTTATAAGTAATGCTATTATGTTAGGAATTGCCCCTGAAATTGTAATGAAATGGACTGGACATGAAGATTACCGGACGATGAAGCCATATATAGCCATTGCGGACAAAGCAAAGAAAGATGCAATGGATTTATTCAATAAAAAATAGTCCCCAGCACAAAAAACGGGGACTAAATCAGGGACTTTTTAATTACCGATACTAGCCTATAATATCTATAATATATTCATATAAGGCATATATAACCCCATAATAACCGGCATTTACTTTTACTACTTTATATTAGGCTTCTCGTACCCACTACAAAGAAAAAGAGGAAATGCAGTTAAACTACATTTCCTCTTTTTCTTTATAGATCTCAAAGTAAGATTCTTTATCCATTCTCAACCGGACTCTTTCTTCCCTCTTCTGCCCGGCCAGGTTTACGAACAAGTTGAAATACAGTTGGCTGAAAGAAAGGTTGGAACGATCATAGGTTATATCAAACGTCCAGGTTCTACGGAAAGAATCGAAAGTAGTGAATGGTTGCTCACCTCCTTTACACATAAACACTTCCGGGAAAGACGTAGGCGGATAAGGCTGGAATAAGCCCGCTAATTGGGCATACACATAGTCAATCATCCATTCGTCTCCCGTCAAGGTCAGTTCCCCTTTCAAGCGGAGTTTGATTGCATAACTGGCAGTCACATCAGACGAGGTATAAACAGGGACTTGACTTTCTACCGGATAGTTACCGTCTTTATATCCAAGGCTCATCGTTAGTTTAGACCGGCCGACGCCATTAAATCCATCTACTTCCTGATCCGCCGACTGATTTTTCAGGTTAATCATAAATGTCAGTTTACCGAGAGTCGGGTCACCCGGATATTGCGCAAGCGTGTCCAACACATAATCTTCGGTATTGTAACTACGGGCTATTAAATCACCCTTTCCAGCCTCCAAAGCCGGACCACCTCTTTCCACAT